ACCCCACCCCCCTCTCCGCAGAAAAGGCCCCCCCTTGTCTAAAGGGTCCCTTCTCCTGTCAGTACCATATTGTTCGCCCGTATGCTGCGCTGCCCCATATTAAGGTGCTGGAGTGCAGGGAATGCGGAGATCGACCTGACTGGAGGGAATGGGAAGGTTCCTCTCAGCGGCCCGGAAATAGGCCCTCCTGTTGATCCCCGGTTCTGGGAGATCCGCAGGATTGAACCAAGGCCGAGGGTCTTGACAGCCCGGTTCTGCTGATCCAGATTGAACGAAGATGAGAAATCCACGAATGGAGACCCACTTTTGTTGAAGGAGTATCATAGTGAAGATGACCTCAATGGTTGGCCTCTGGAATGAGGCTCTCCGGGCGAATGGTCTATCAACCGGTTGCCCCTTGGGCGATGAGCACACCCTGTATGTCTCTGGCGACGGAGATCATCTTGCCTGCCGGAAGTGTCACCGGACATACAAGATGCAGGATGACAAGATCATCCCGATGTGGAGGGGGGAGTTGGATGAGGGGCTCTGAGCTAAGGAGGATAATGATTCTGAGACGCATCAAGACGGTGGAGGCTGCTCATGCGTTGGGCATTCACCCCCAAACCATCCGGAACCTATGGGCCAAGGACGAGGTGCCAAGGCTCTACCTGATGGCCTTGACTTCCTATGTCTGGGCGCTGGGGCAAGACCCGGCAGTCCTCGCGCCGGGCCTCACGCCCGCCCGTAATCTTCTCCGAAAGGAGAAGAAACCAGGAGGAGATCCAGGCCGAGATCCATCTCATCGTTTTCCTTCTTCGAAGGAAAGAACGCCCGTGAGCAGCAATCCCATTGGGGGAGACCTATGGTCGAAGATCAAGTAACCAACAGCCATGAGTGTTATGTCCTCTTCAAGGGCAGGCCCCCTCGCATTGCCATCAGGACCATGATGGAGGAGGTGTGCAAACACAGAGGGCACACAATGGCTGAGCTGGTTGCCCCCGGCAGAAAGGCCTATGTGGTCCGCTCTCGGCAGATGGTTATGTGGCTGGCAGATAAGTTGCGGCCCGACCTGTCCTTTCTGTCGGTCGCCCGGTTCTTGGGGCGCACCGATCACACAACGGCGATCTTTGGGGTTGGGAGGATCGAGCGGTTGATCAAGAGCGGAGACCCTAGCACCATCCAGTCGCTGACAGAGTTGTGCAGGACACTGGGTATCCCAACCATTGACATGGCCCGCCCCGTAAGGCTGACTCCCCTTGCCCTTGAGGAGCGGATTGCCCGCCATGCAAAGCGCCGCGCAGAAATGGAAGCCCGTCGTAAGGATGAGGCGGCATGAACCTAAAGCATCTTTCTGACCTAGAAGCCCAAACCCTTAGCGGTGAGGAAACACCGCCCCATGAACAGGATGACCCCACAGTGGCCGTACCCGCCAACCCCTCCACCGCCTTGCGCGCTGAAGAAATCATTGAGTATCTAAAACAAAAGGGAGACACCCAAGCCATGGCCAGCCTCACAATCGGGAACGCCCCCGCAGGCGGGGCACCAACCTACAGCTCCATTGTTCAGGGCTTGCCCCATACCATTCCGCTGACTGCTCAAGAGATTAAGGGCAGCCACATGGATGTGACCAAGAGCGATGACGAGGTGATTTTGATGGTGAGGGGAAGAGGCTCTAACGCCCAGCCTGTAGGCGCAATCAGCACAGGCATGGGCTTCCGCCTCTCAAAGAAAGAGGCTCAAGATCTGGCGGTCAAGCTGATTAAGATGTCCAGACAGGAAGACTGAGGGCGGTCTCGCCTTCAACAACCCAAAGGGGCCCTGTATTGTTGGCTTGGAGCACTCCGGCTCCTCGCCACCTATAGGCGCCCCATTGGATACTGAAGCCCTTGAAGCGCTAGCCACGCGCTTTCCCACCCTCGCCCCTGAAGAGCAGGCGCGGGCGATGGAGATGCTGGCCCATCTCTTGGAGGGAAAAGAGCTGATCGAATGCCAAGAGCGTTTTCTTCCGTTCGTGAAGAAGATGTGGCCGGGCTTCGTTGCTGGTAAGCACCACACGCAGCTGGCTGAGGCCTTCGAGGCTATTGCCAAGGGAGAGTTGAAGCGGGTGTGCATCAGCATCCCGCCTCGCTCGACCAAATCTGAGTTCGCGTCTTTCCTGTTCCCGGCGTGGTTCCTCGGCAAGTTCCCCAATAAGCAAGTTCTACAGACCTCACACAAGGGCGACCTTGCTGTGGGTTTTGGTCGTAAGGTCAGAAACCTTGTCGACTCCCCCGCCTATAACGGCATCTTCCCCGATGTGAAGCTGAGGGGCGACTCAAAGGCTGCCGGTCGATGGAACACCGGGGCGGGCGGTTCCTATTATGCAACGGGTGTGGGCGCCGGTCTCGCGGGCTTCGGTGCGGACCTGTGTGTATCTGGCGATACCGTGCTGGAAACAGACGAGGGCGCCCTGACTGCCCGCGAGATTGTTGCTGGCCGGGGTTCATTGGTTCTGGCCTTTGATCACCACAAGAACAAGGCGGTTATGGCCAGGGTCGTCGCAAGAGGTTCACGCCTCGAAAGAGACCTGATAGAAATAGACGTGGGCGGCCAAATCCTACGCTGCACTCATGATCACCCCATCTGGGTGGGGTCTCGTGGCTATGTCAACGCAAGCGAGGTTAGGGTTGGAGACCGGGTCAGGAAGGCAAGAGAGGCTATGTCCATGCGGGACACGCTTCTCCTTCAAGGCATACGAGTTGAAGCGCCGTCCAGCTCTGGTTTGCTCCGCGAAGTGCCGGGAGATCTACACGCCAAAGCCGTCCACGCGAGTAGAAAAGATCTGCGAGACATGCGGCAAGACCTTTCGGGTGATCAGGGCGCGCGTCTCGACGGCGAGATTCTGTGCCGTGACGTGCCGAAACACATGGCAGTCCACCAGAATGTCGGGGGAAAAGAACCCGAAGTTCCGGCACGGGGAAGGGGCGATGCCGTACTCTCTGGAGTTCGATATGGTCTCCAGGATTGTGCGGGCGCAGGAGGGGCGCTGCTTTCTGTGCGGCTCAGAGAAGAACCTGCACTGCCACCACATCTCCCACAGGAAGGGGGACAACCGGAGACGGAATCTGATCACGCTCTGCGGCTCTTGCCACAGAGGCCACCACAACGCGCGTTTGGATCGTCAATCGAAACAGTCACGGGCGTTCGGAAGGTTCGCGTTGATCATGGCGAGGAGGTATTCAACGTCACAGTTGAAACCCATCACAACTATTTCGCGAACGGTATCCTGACGCATAACTGCATCATCGACGATCCGCACGACGAACAAGAGGCCATGCATGGCGCTCACGATGCTGAGGTTTTTGCGAAAGCGTTTGACTGGTATCAGACGGGCCCTCGCCAACGTCTGCAACCCGGTGCCGCCATTCTAGTGATCCACACCAGATGGTCCAAACAGGACCTGATTGGTCGCCTGATCCAGAGCATGGAGGAGAAAGAGGGCGCGGATAAGTGGCATATCATTGAGATCCCGGCGATCAACGCGAAGGGCGAATCTTACTGGCCTGAGTACTGGCCTACCGAGGAACTGTTGGCGACAAAGGCCAATATCCCCCCAGTCCGGTGGAACGCCCAGTATATGCAGAGCCCAACCGGTGAAGAGGGCGCCCTTGTTAAGCGGGAATGGTGGAGACGGCTTGAGCGGGACAAGATCCCCGAGCGGTCTGACATGGAGTTTGTGATCCAGTCTTGGGACACCGCTCACCGCAAAACGCAGCGGTCTGACTTCTCGGTCTGCTCAACATGGGGCGTCTGGAGAGACAGTCAGGGCAGGGCGAACATCCTGCTGATGGACCTCTGGCGCGACCGGGTAGAGTTCCCGGACCTAAAGAAGAAAGCCATTGAACTGTACAACCGGTGGACGCCGGACTCCTGCATCATCGAAGGCAAGGCCGCCGGTGACGCTCTGATTCAGGAGATGCGCCACATGGGCATCCCCATTAAGTCCTACACCCCCTCGCGCGGTGAAGACAAAATGGTGAGGGTCAACTCTGTGGCCGACCTGTTCGCATCCGGGATGGTGTGGGCACCCAACAAACAGTTTGCCGACGAGGTCATCGAAGAGTTCGCTGACTTCCCGTATGGCGCACACGACGACATGGTTGACTCCTCGACCCTAGCCTTGATGAGATTCCGTCAGGGCAACTTCATCCGCCTCGATTCCGACGACGGCGACGAAAGCGACTTCGACTCCGGCCTGACCGCCGACTATTACTGAGAGCCCTGATGATTGAACGCTCCATTCCCGGCGACGACCCCTTCGGCCTCCTTGAGGAGGAGACCGAGGTTGAAGTAGAGCCCGTCCTCTTGGAGGGTGACGGAGAGGAGGCGCCCGATGGGTCGATCACATTCAACTTCGGGGAAGATGAAGAAGACGAGGAACTGGACCCGGTCCACGACGCCAACCTTGCCGTGAAGATGGGCAAAGACAGGCTGGCCGAGATTGCCCGCGAGGTCATTGAGGCGGTCGATAGCGATAAGGCGGGGCGCAGGGAGTGGGAGGACGCCTATACTTCCGGTCTGGATTACCTCGGCGTGAAAGAGGAAAAGCGGACTAAGCCGTGGAACGGGGCGTCCGGCGTGTTCCACCCGCTTCTGATGGAGGCGGTGGTGAGGTTTCAGTCTCAGGCCATGCAAGAGATCTATCCTCCCGCAGGTCCCGCAAAAACCCGCATCCTCGGCAAGGACACCGCCCAGAACAGGTCGTTGGCCATTCGGGTTCAGGATGAACTCAACTACCAGCTGACCCAGAAAATGCCTGAATACAGGGGCGAAACAGAGCGCCTCCTGTTCAGACTGGCGCTGGTTGGCTCCTGCTTCCGCAAGATCTACTATGACCCGCTGAAGCAAAGACCGCGCAGCATGTTTGTTCCGGCCGAGGACTTCCTTGTGCCGTTCGGGGAGAGTGATCTGGCTGGGGCTGAGCGCTTCACCCACATCCTTCGCCTCTCCAAAAACGAGATGAAGAAGATGCAGGCTTCCGGCCTGTACCGCGAAGTGGAGATGTCTGACCCAACCTTCATTGCTGACGAGATCGAGGACAAGAAGGCCCAGATCACGGGCGTGGAGCCGAACTCCCCCGGCAGCGACCGCTACACGGTCTATGAAGCGCACATGGATCTTGACCTCGGCGAGGGAGAGGTGTGCCTCCCCTATGTCGTGTGCATAGATGAATCGACGGAAACCGTTCTGTCCATCCGCCGTAACTGGAAAGAGGAAGACCCGGCCAAGGAGCGCTGTTCTTGGTTTGTTTCCTATGAGTATGTTCCGGGGCTGGGCTTCTATGGTCTCGGCCTGATCCACCTGATCGGGGGCATCGCCAAGTCCGTGACCTCAATCCAGAGGCAGCTTATCGACGCAGGCACCCTGTCAAACCTTCCGGGCGGCCTGAAGTCCAGAGACCTCCGCATCAAGGGCGATGACACCCCTATCCGTCCCGGAGAGTTCAGGGATGTGGATGTCCCGTCCGGTAAGGTGTCTGACGCCATTACCTTCCTTCCCTATAAGGAACCGTCCGGTGTCCTGTATCAACTCATGCAGCAGCTGGTGGAAGAAGGGCGAAGAGTTGGGTCGATTGCTGAGATCGACGTTGGCGACATGTCTGGCGAGGCACCAGTCGGAACCACGCTTGCCCTGCTGGAGCGGGCGCAGAAGGTAATGAGCGCGGTTCAGGCCCGCCTCCATGCGTCGCTCGCCAAAGAACTGAAGATGATCGCCTGCATCATCCGCGATGATATGCCGCCTGAATATGACTATAACCCCGGCAACGATAAGCAACGCTACGACAGGCAGAAGGACTTCTCTCAGGCGTCTGTTGAAATCGTCCCGGTGTCCGACCCCGGCGCGACAACCATGTCTCAAAGGGTCGTGCAACACCAAGCGGCTATTCAGATGGCTTCACAGGCGCCGCAACTCTATGATATGCCTAAACTGCACCGCATTGGGCTAGAGATCCTAGGGATCAAGGACGCCGATGAGCTTGTGCCGTCTGCTCAAGAGATGACGCCAGCCGATCCCGTTTCGGAAAACATGGCGGTTCTTCAAGGCAAGCCGGTCAAGGCGTTCATTTCTCAAGACCACGAAGCACACCTCGCGGTCCACATGGCGGCGGCTCAGGATCCGAAGATGCAGCAGCTGATCGGGCAAAGCCCGCAGGCTGCCGTGATTGGCTCCGCGATGCAGGCGCATATCGCCGAACACCTTGGGTTCCTTTACAGGTCCCAAATCGAACAACAGATGGGCTCTGCCCTTCCGCCTCCGGGGGAACCTCTTCCCCCGGAGGCGGAGGCTCAGATTGCCAGAGCTGCTGTTCCTGCGGCTCAGGCCCTTCTCCAGAAGCACCAACAAGAACAGGCCCAGCAAGAGGCTGCTGCCGTTGCGCAGGACCCCCTTGTGCAGCTTCAGGCCAAAGAGCTGGCCCTCGAACAAGCCAAGATCGAGAACAAGGCAGCGAACGACGCCGCGAAACTGGAGCTTTCTGCAAAGCAAGGCGAGGTGCGGGCGATGGTGGAGGTGGCACGTATCGCCGCCACACAGACCAATACCGAAAGGTCTGCTCTGCTTGAGGCAGCCAGATCTGCGGAAGAGTTGAGACTGGAGGGGCAGCGCATTGCGGCCCTCGCCAGAGATAAGGGAAATGAAGGTGCTTGAGCGGTCTCTTAAAGACATCAGGGACCTGATCACTCTCTATTCAGCTTCCCTCGTTAAAGGAACGCCTCAAGACCTTGCCGCCTACCGGGAGTTGGTGGGCGAGATAAAGGGTCTGATGAAGGCAGAACGGATCCTCGCCGACTCACTCGCTAGAAGTGAGAAGGACGCATAATACCCCATAAAGGGGCGACCGATCTGGAGACGGTTTCTTCTCCTGCTGAGATCTGATGAAATACGAACTAAGCCTCACACCCGAGGAAAGAGAGAAGGCAGTATCGGCCATTAGGCCGACAGGATTCCGTCTTCTGATCGCCCTCGCAAAAGTGTCCGACAAGGTCGGCTCTCTGTATATCCCTGACTCCCGCAAGGCTGATGAAGACGTGGCCAGTATTCTTGGCGTCGTCGTTAGCATGGGCCCCGATTGCTACAAGGACGAGACCAGATTCTCTGGTTCATCCTACTGCCAAGAGGGAGACACCATCATGATGGCCGCCTACACGGGCCGCCGCATCAAGATCGGTGAGCGGGAATACCGCCTCATTAACGACGACAGTGTTATCGCCGTTGTTACCAATCCTGAGGAAGTGAGCAGAGCATGACCGAGAGACCTGACAAGAACACCGAAGACGACCTTGAGGTTGTCATCGAGGACGATACCCCAGATTCTGACAGGGGCTTCTCACCCATCGAGGATGGTGATGAGGATAAGCTGGATGATGATGCTGAGATTCCTGATCTTGGTGCCCGCGCCAAGAAGAGAATCGACCGTCTAACGGCGGAAAAGAACGACCAGCGCCGTAAGCGGGAAGCCGCAGAACGGGAAGCCGCAGAGGCCGCAAAGGTTGTTCAGGCCCTTCTTGAGCGCGATAGACAGTATCAGGCTCAGCTGATTCAGTATGAAGGCGGGTTCGTCAATCAGGCAAAGGGCCGGGTTGAGGCTGAGATCCTTCAGGCAAAGCAAGAGTTTAAGGCGGCCTTTGAGACTGGTGATGCTGATGCGATGGCAGAAGCGTCGGACAAACTGTCCCGCCTTGGCCCACAACATGAACAGTACTCCCGCTACAAAGCGCCGGTTCCGCAAGAGGCTCCCCCGCCTCAGCAGGTTCCTCAGCGTCAGTCGTATAATCCGGAGTCTGACCAGAACCTGATGGCGTTTATGGACGCCAACCCTTGGTTCCGGACGGACCCAGACATGACGGCGTATGCGGTTGGTCTTCATCAGCAAGCTGCGATGAATGACCCGGAAAGCGTGGGAACGCCTGAGTACTACAGAAGTATTTCGGAGAGGGTTAAGAAAGCCTTCCCGACAAAGGGAGAGGCCCCAAGAAGGGGTGCTTCCCCCGTCAGTCCCGTAACAAGGGGCACATCGAGCAATCCGGCTCGCAAACAAGTCACCCTAACGGCTAGTCAGGTTCGCCTTGCCAGCAGACTGGGGCTGACGCCTAAACAATACGCGGAAAGCCTTCTCGAAATGGAGAACAAACAATGACCCGCGCCTCAAGAGACAGCGAGAGTCGAGAAGAAACCCTTCGTTCCACGCCTTGGGCTCCCGCCGCCACCCTGCCCCAACCGGCAGCTATGGACGGCTGGAGATTCAAATGGGTTCGCAGGATGTCCCTCGGCGAGACCGACATCATGAATATGTCCAAGCGGAGACGTGAAGGATGGGAGCCGGTTCCTGCTGAAGAGCAGCCCGACCTCGCAGACTACACCGACACGCCGGGCGTCATTGAGATCGGTGGTCTCGTTCTGTGTCGTATGCCCGAAGAGAGAGCCCGTTCGCGGGACAAGTACTTCGCAGACAAGGCGCGTTCTCAGGTGGACGGACTGAACCGTCAGTTCTCCTCGGATGCGTCGCCGGATCAACGAATGCCTATCTTTGAGAACCGCGAGACGAAAGTCACGCGTTCACCCGACTGACGGCGCACCAGCGCCAAACCCCTAAACTCACGGAGACATAAATGGCGCTCACTGCCGCCCCCTATGGCCTGCGTCCGGTTCGGCTGCTTAACGGCAGCCCGTGCTCGGGTCAGACCAACCTGTACCGTATTGAGTCTGGCGAAGCCGATGTGTTCTACTTCGGTCAGCCTGTTCAGTATTCTGCTGGCTACATCGTTAACTGCTCTGCCGCCGATCTTGGCACCACGTCCTCGCCCGATGAGTTCATCGGCGTGTTCATGGGTTGCTCCTACACGGACCCCAACACTGGGTATAAGATCTGGAAACAATACTACCCCGGTTCGGTGACGGCTTCTGACATTGAAGCCTACATCGCCGACGATCCCAACATTGTTTACCAGATTCAGGCCAACTCCACGGCCTACAATGCCCTCGCCAACATCGGCAAGTGCTATGCCCTGAACGGCGTCACCGCCGGTTCGGCAGCCACTGGCAACAGCTCGATTGCTCTGGACACCGACGGCACTCCTGCCGCTGGAAACACGTTGCCCTTCAAGGTGGTTGGCCTGCCGACTCCCCCGGACAACATCAACGCGGCCACCGGCCAGTACACTGACGTACTCGTCACTATCAGCCGTCCCTTCCACATCCTCGCCTCTAACAACGGCTAATAGGGAGCAAATAGAAGATGGCTATTTCACGCGCCCAGCTTCAAAAAGAGCTGGTCCCGGGCCTGAACAAGCTGTTCGGTCTGGAGTACGCCAAGTACCCCGAAGAGTATAAGATGGTCTTTGACATCGAGAACTCTGACCGTGCTTGGGAAGAGGAACTGAAGCTCTCGGGCTTCGGTCTCGCTCAGACTAAGGCGGAAGGCGCTGGCATTGTTTACGACAATGCTCAGGAAGTCTGGTCGGCCCGCTACACCCACGAGGTTGTGGCGCTCGGCTTTGCAATCACCGAAGAGGCGATTGAAGACAACCTGTACGACGCGCTTGCCGCTCGCTACACCAAGGCTCTGGCTAAGTCGATGTCGGACACGAAGGAAATCAAGGCCGCTTCGGTCCTGAACAACGCCTTCTCCACGTCCTACCTCGGCGGTGACGGCCAGCCCCTGCTGGACACTGACCACCCGACTGTTTCGGGTATGCAGAACGCCAACAAGCCTGCTGTTGCGGTCGATCTGAACGAGACGGCGATTGAAGACATGAGCATCCAAATCCAGAAGTGGGTTGATGAACGTGGCCTTCTGATTGCCTGCCGTCCGAAGAAGCTGATGATCCCTGTGGATCTGAGCTTTACCGCTGAGCGTCTGCTGAAGACGCAAATGCGGGTCGGCACCGCTGACAACGACATCTCGGCGATGAACTCGATGGGCGTGTTCCCGGAAGGTTATGCGGTCCTGCACCGCCTGACTGACGCGGATGCGTGGTTCGTCAAGACCGATGTGCCGAACGGCCTGAAGCACTTCGTTCGTGCTCCCCTGAAGACCGCAGACGAAGGCGACTTCGAAACCGGCAACTTCAAGTACAAGGCGCGCGAGCGATATTCGTTCGGCTGGACCGATCCGCTCTCCATGTGGGGTTCGGCAGGCGCCTAACAGGTTCCATTTGGGACTTGACAGAAGGGCGGGGCTTCGGCCCCGCCTTTTTTGTTGTCCGCTTCAACAAAGGAACCCTAGCCTGTAGAGTAGAGATGGATCTTTCGGCCCGTCAGACAGCGCGTGATCTCCGCTGACGCTAATGCAGACGGACGGGCTTCTTCGCATTAGGAATATATTCGATGGCTAACACCACCTTCTCCGGACCGGTTACCTCGACCAACGGCTTTGTCGGCAATGTGACTGGCAATGTGACTGGCGAAGTTACCGGAGCAGTCTCTGCCTCCACCCTTGCCCTTACTGGCGTTTCTGGAGCGATCACCGCTCGCGCTGGTGGCGGCAAAGGCTCTGCCACAGCCCTTACTGCTGTGGTTAACCGCGTCACGACCGTGGCTACCGCCGCCGATTCGGTCCTACTTCCCGCCCCGACTGCGGTCGGCCAGATCCTGATCATTGACAACCGTGGCGCAAACGCCTGTCAGGTCTTCGGTCAAGGCACCGACACCATTGACGGCGTCGCTACCGGGACTGGCATTTCGCAAGCCGCTGGCACGACTGGTCTGTACATCGCCATGACCACCGGAACTGCCGCTGTTTGGTCCCTGCTGCTGGGCGCTTAAGCAGCTATCGAAAGGAGATAGCTCATGGCGATTAACCAGATCTACGGCCCTAACTACTGGGCTGGCGTTGAGATTCCAGCTTCCGGAAAGTATCAGGCCAAGACCGGCGCCACCACCACCGCTGTGGCAAAGGTCGTGACCATTGTTGACCAAGATGGTGAGTCCACCGGGGCTCAGTCCTCCATCTATGCCGACCAGCAGGTGGTCACCGCCAGCGCGGCGAATCTCACCGCTCGCGCCCTAAAGAATGGCCTGACCATCAAGGCCAAAAACACCAACGCTGGGGCGGTATTTGTTGGTGGCCCTACTGTTACGGCAACTAATGACGGCACTGGAAACGGCTTCTCTCTCCTTCCGGGAGAGGCCCTATCCATTAGCGTCTCAAACGCCAACGCCGTCCACATCATCGGCACGCTCAACGACGTTGTATATGTGATGGGCAACTAAGATGATTCCCAACTTCTCTTCTGCCTCATCGAGATCTCGCTCTCAGCTGTTCACCAACTCCGGGTCGTTTGTTGTCCCGGATGGTGTGTCTCAGGTCATTGCCACTCTGGTTGGCGGCGGCTCTGGCGGAGGCGGAGGTCATGCCACGGGCGCTGCTGGTGGCGGCGGTGGAGGTGGCGCAGCGGTGTATCGCTTCCCTGTATCCGTTACACCCGGCTCTACTCTGACTATCACTGTTGGCGCGGGTTCGGCTGGTGGTGCCATTGGTTCGCCCGGCAGCGGCGCGGCCACAGCTTCCAGCATCACGGGCGCGCTTGTTGCTGTCCCTGTTGCGTTTCCGGGTGGGGCGGGGACAGCTGGCGGCGCGGGAACTGGGGGTAACGGGGGCGCTTCCGGGTCAACCGGGTTTCCTCTAACGTCGCTGGGCCTTGGCGGCACAGGCACCGGCAGTACAGCCGCCGCTGGCGGCGTTCCGGGCGCTGTAGGGTTTCACCTAACTGGTACCGGTGGCGGTTCCGGTGCGGGTTCATCGGGCACCACTGGCGGCGCAGCCCGCTCGTTCTTTTCGCCAAGCGGCGTTATTGGCGGCCAGTCTGGCGTCAGCGGTGGCGGTGGCGGATGTTCCATCATGGGTAGCGGTGGCGTTGGGGGCGCTGCAAACGTAGCGGGCACGGCGGCAGCCGCAGGGCAATATGGCGGAGGCGGAGGCGGAGGTGGCTTGAACGCAGCCGGTGGGGCTGGCATGTCTGGGTGTGTGCTTATTGAATGGACCGGGGCGTGAGTTGTGAATGCTGTGCCAGCTGAAATCATCATTGCTGTCATCGGCCTCGTCGGCATTCTATTCTCCAGCACTCTAACATGGTTGGTTACTGATAGGGTTGGAAAGCGCGCCGCTGACATAGCGGCGAAAGACGCTGCCAAGAGAGCGACAGAGGAAAGCCAAAGGGTTGTTAATGAGTCTTTCCAAATCCTGATTCAGGCCCTTCATGACGACAGGGCAGAGACCAAAAAAGAGATGGAGGAGATGAAGCAAGAGATCCAGATCCTCTCTCAACACATGGGCCGCCTTGAAGAAGAACTGGTCAAGAACGGGCACATTGTCCCCCCTAGGCCAGTGAGGGCAAGGGCGGTTGCCGCGTGAGGTTAAATGGCTATCATTCAATGCATCCCAACCAGCTGCAAGGTGGAGCTTCTTCAGGGCGCTCATGACCTTGAGTTTGACGCAATCTACATTGCGCTATACTCAAACTCAGCAAACCTAGGCCCAGACACAACCGTGTACACTACCGCCGGTGAAGTAACCGGGACTGGATACACGGCTGGAGGAAAGCTGCTTACTGGCCAAACCCTTCAAAACTCTAACGGCTCTGCATGGATTGACTGGGATAACCCGTCTTGGCCCGGCGCCAGTTTCTACGCCTCCGGCGCCATGCTGTACAATGCGTCAGCTGGCAACAAGGCAATAATGATTCTTAACTTTGGCAGCAGCCGCTTGTTTACCCCAACCGGAAACACCGTTCAGTTTCCTATCGGTGACGCGTACAACGCACTCATGAGGCTGACCTAATGGCCCGAAGAAAAATCACTGAGTTGCCCACCATTTCAGATGTTGATCTGAGCGACAGCCTCCCCATTGCTGGCGTAAATCTGGTTGGAACCGACACCACCGTTAAGGTTCTGCTTGGCCAGATTAAAGATTACATCGCCACAGCCCCAACCGAACTTGCCCAACAAGCGCTTGACGAGATTGCAGCTCTTGAGGTTGAGGTATCTGAAATCAGCGGTCAGTCCGCCATTGACGCGGTGGCGACAGCAGCAGACAGGTCTGTCGTTGAGGACCTTGCTGCCGAGGCTGAGGCCTCTGCAACAGAAGCCGCGTTCTCTGTTCTTGCTTCAGACTATTATCCCGCCGCAACATCCAATGTTCCCAGAGGGATTACCTCCACGTCTGGGCTTACCGCTGGATCTGGCGGAACCGACGGCACTTTCGACCTGACCTTTTCAGGCGGAAACTTCTCGGTAAATCCAACAGGCACTTTCACCGTATCCGGTGGAGCGCTGACCTCCGTATCCATTACTGGTCCGGGGCTGTATGTAGGGGCATCTCCTACGGCTCCAACAGCGACCTTCACTAACTCTACCGGTCTTACTGGCGCATCCGTCACCCTTGTTCCGGGGTTTGTTGTCACGTCTGGAAACGGCTACTGGACGGATCACGCGTCAGACACCACCAAAATCCAGCACTTTAGAAATGTGGCAAACGTAGCCACAATCTCTACAGACATCACCCTCCCTAAGACACAGCTTTCCACCTTCACGGATATTTGGCTGGAGGTTGTAACGCCGTACGGGTGTACTGCTGGCTCAGTAACCGCCGGTTCGGGTGGAACTGACGGTACCTTTGCCTTGGCGTTTTCTGGCGGCAACTTTGCCTCCAACCCGACCGGGACATTTGTGGTTTCTGGCGGCGTCCTCACCACCGTTACTCTGGCCACCCGTGGCCGTTATGTTGGGGCCTCTCCCGTCGCCCCCACCCTGTCGTTTGCCGCTTCAGCTGGCCTGACTGGTGCTGGATGCACCCTTTCCACAAGCCTGATTGCGACCACTGCAAACAACTACTTCTTGAGACCAATCAGGTCGGATGTAACCCTAACTGGTGGTGCCACTCAGTATCGCTTTAGGTGGGCAGCACCGCTTGCCAACATTACTGGGTCTTACAACGTAGAGATTCTACAGTACACGGGAGCCATCTTTTCTTCGCAGGTTAATGTCAGGGCGGCAGACGGGGTGTCTCAGATTGGCCCCGGAGAGGTGTCTCAGTACAGCATCTTGTGGATGCAGAGAAACCCATCAAGCGGGTCTGATTTTCCCGGAGCGGTAAACGTATGGCACCTGATTGAGCCGCCGGATAAAATCACGCTAGTGGCGTCGAAGGCAACCTCCTCCAACGCGCCCCAAGGGTTTCTTCCCTCCATTCTCCGTCCCGTGCAGATGACTAAGGTCGGGCCCTATACGTGGGAGATCAGGGTCTATAAGCCTGTTGACCACTACGAAAACGGCATCACAGACAGATGTCAAACAGACTACGACTTCTACTTCTTGTTCGACATGGGGGCGTTTCAGGGAGACACCTACGCCCCAGCACTGAACTCACATGGGTGCCGTCGCCTGGATCATGAGTACCGCTTTGCTCACCACCGCTTTTTTGATCTGATCTCTGGCATCATTACCGACGTTGGCCACGTTCCCTCAACCTATGAGGCGGTCGCCATGTCGGGCGACTTTAACGACACAGGAAACACGACCAACTATCAGCTCTCAGGCATCGGCCACGGCCACCTCGAAAGCGTGTCGTGGACCCTTTACGGAACAACGGAAGACGCCTCTACGGGCAACCTTCCGGTGCAATCTGCCGACCTGAAGAACTACCCGATTAACACAACCTTCTATGGCAAGAAGATAGTTTCCACCGGGGTTTACTACGACGAAAGCCCGACCGGTGAAAGACTAACCCAGAGGACTATGGTCCACACCTTTGAGAGTGCCGCCACGCACACCTGCAAGGTGACCAATGTTTTTGACCCAACGGTTGGCGGCCTAGATGCGCCATGGGGTGTGCGAGACGGCGGGTATGCAGGCATGTTCCCGATCCGAAATGCCACCCGCCTTAGACCTATTAAGGTCGACCCAGCCACAGGCGCTGTAACAGAGTACGGAGCCATTGCAAACATCAACCTTCAGGACAACGCTCAGTACAACATTACCACCCCTACGTGGGCCGATGAAAACTGGAATGGCCTTGAGATGTGGGATCATAGGCAGGTCATTGGCGGTCAGGTCGCGCGGTCTAGATACGTTAACAACGCGGGAGCCGGATACACTCACTGGGTCGGCGCAGTCATTGACGCAAACCGCGTCGCCCGGACAGCACCCATGTTCTACAAGTGCGAAACGTGGGGCAATAAGGGGTATGATCCGTGGTACTCTGATGTGTCCACAAAACTGGACCTCTCAACGTCAGTGCTGACCACTTCGGTGGCTTACTTGACCGTCTTTGGGGATCTTCCGGAATGACCACCAGCGGAACGACGACCTTCAACCCAAACATCATTGAGCTTCTTGAGGAGGCTTATGAGAGAGCTGGCCTTGAGCTTAGGTCTGGTTACGACCTGAAAACAGGCATTCGGTCCTTTAACTTCCTGATGGCTGAATGGGCGAACAGGGGCCTTAATCTTTGGACCATAACCGAAGGCACTGTGTCTCTGGCGTCGGGAGACAACACCGCCGACATCAACAACATTGTTGACCTTATCGACTACGCCATCAGAACTGGAAGCGGGTCAAACCAAACTGACTACCGCATTGAGCGTGTCGGTGTGTCCCAATGGGCCGCTATCACTAACAAGAACATGACCGGCAGGCCTGTTCAGATCTATGTTGAGCGCCTGACAGACACTACCAGAATCAAGGTGTGGCCTGTTCCGTCTCAGGACTACACGCTGGTGTACTGGGCCCTGTCCCGCATGGATGATGCGGGAGCAGCGACAAACACCGCCGACATGCCCTACCGGTTTATCCCGGCGCTGGTATCGGGGCTTGCTTACCACATCGCCACCAAAAAGCCCGCCGCTATGCAGAGGGTTCCCTTCCTGAAGCAGGAGTATGAAGAGCAGTTCAGGCTGGCGGCAGACGAAGACAGAGACCGCTCTTCCGTGTTCTTCTTGCCGGATGTGTCATGAAGAACTTCCGCACAATCGGCCTATGCGACAGGTGTGGGTTTGAATACAAACTCAACTCTCTTGTTAAGCAGGTCGTTGCTAGAAAGGTCACAAACACTCTGGTGTGTTCAGTGTGTCTGGATGAAGATCAGCCCCAATGGTTTCCTGCTAGGATTGTGGGAGGAGACCCAACGCCCATTCCGAATGCGAGACCAGACCCGTCTGAAGCGGAACTGGCTAGTGGGTTTGGGTGGGGGCCTGTAGGCGGAATGGGGGTCTTCATGACCAACAGCCTTTCTTACGACCACGACCTTGAAGACAGGCTTCTTGTCACGATCAGTACGGATTTCCTTGTGACGGAAAACGACGAACTAATAACCCAAGAAGATGGGTCAGCAATCCTCACATGAACTACGCAACTCTCCTTTCCTTGACCCAGCAGTATGCCGAGAACGAGGAAACGTCCTTCGTTGACAACATCCCTAACTTTGTGAAGTTGGCTGAAGAGCGCATCTACCGTTACGTCAAGGTCCCCGGCCTGCGGGATTCTGCCGCCCCCACCATGACTGTGGCAAGCAGGGATCTGACGCTGCCTAGCGATTTCGTTTCGGCAGACTCTCTGGAGATCTTGGTCAGTGGGTCTTGGGTTCATTTGATGCCAAAGGATTTTGACTTCCTGAGTCAGGCTTATCCGACCTCCGCTCAGGGCGAGCCCGGCTATTACGCTCAATACGACAACGCCACCATCATTGTGGCCCCCACCCCCGGAACCGCCTACACAACCAGACTGACGTACACCAAGAAGCCGGAGAGCATCGTTGACGCCGGTACTACATGGGTTGGCGACAATGCCGAGGAAGCCCTTCTGTATGGCACTCTGGTTGAAGCCTACACGTACATGAAAGGCGAGGCAGACCTTCTGGGCCTTTACGAACAGCGCTTTATGGAAGCGATTGGTCAGGCTAAGCGCCTTGGTGACGGCAAGGTTCGCACGGATGAATGGAGAAATGCGCCGCCTCTGGCGCTGTGAGATAGATCATGCCTACTACCTATTCCCCCAGCCTCAGGCTTTCAGACATTGGTGACGGCGAGCAAGCCGGTACGTGGGGCGCAATCACCGACACCAACATCTGCGTTCTCATCGAGAGCGCTATTGCTGGCAAGGCTCAGGTTGCTGTCACCGCTTCTAACGTGACGTTGACGGCTAACAATGGCGCAGACGATCAGTCTAGGCACGCAGTCATTGAGCTGACCGGGACCTCCACTGGGTCTAGAAACGTCATCGTTCCCAACGCTGAAAAGCACTACATCGTTTGGAACAACACCTCTGGCGGATTTGCCCACACGGTCATTACCGCCGCAGGCACGGGCGTGTCGGTTCCGAACGGCAGAAAGATGGCGGTGTACTGCGACGCCACAAATGTGACCGAGGCCGTCAACCACATCTCTACCCTTCTCCCGCTGGCTGGCGGGACCATGACGGGTGCCCTGTCCCTAACCGACGGAACGGTCGGAACCCCGGCCATAAACTTCTCCGCCGACACCAACACGGGCATCCGCAGATCTACCACGGACACCATTACGGTTGTTACCGGAGGGGCGGACAGGCTCACCGTTAGCTCCACCTCAACAGCTGTTGGCGGTAACTTTTCCGTTACCGGAACCAGCGCCTTCACCGGCGTCTCGACTTTTACCGGGGATATTGTAGCGAACGGTCCGCTAACCGCAGCAAGTCCCGTTGTGGTCAACAACACCCTTTCGGTCTCCGGAGCGGTCACATTTTCCGGCAACACCACCGTTGGCAGCGACGCGACTGACACCCTAACGGTTAACGCCACATCCACCTTCAATGGACCGGTCACCTTCGCTGGCGTCCCAACCTTTACTGGGAATGTGGTGATTGGCGATTCCGGGGCTGACACGCTCAGCGTTGTTTCGACCTCCACCTTTACCGGCAACGCCACCTTCAACGGAACCAACACGTTCGGCGGGGCTGCCACCTTCAGCGCTGGCTTCACCACGACGACCTCTACCTTCTCCGGAACCGCCACCTTTAACGGCGCCGCCGCCTTCAATGGCGCGGTCACTCTTGGCAACGCTACAGGAGATGCAATCACGGTGACTGGCAACACGACCGTTGGCGCTTCAACGACCCTTACAAAAAGTGGGGCAGGGTCCTTCATAAGCCATGGGTCTTCAGCGCATACTTCGGGAGTGATCACGGTTTCCGCATCGTCCCCATCGGGGGGATCGAACGGGGACATCTGGTTTCAGATCTGATGCCTGCTACTTATGTCAAGACCGGTGGTTCGTTTTCTCCAGTCCTTCAGCCATACATCAAAAGCTCCGGCTCTTGGGTTCCGGTGCTAAACATTTGGGTACGGAACGGGGGGAGCTGGTCTCTTGCCTTTACAGGCTTTACCGCGTCAGCCGCCCCAAACCCAGCAGACGGAACCGCTCTTAGCTCCACAGTAGACAGCGTTTTTTGTACAGCAACACCGACTGGTGGAGTTGGGCCTTTCACCTATGCGTGGGCATATGTGTCTGGAGACGCAACAATCTCCATTGTGTCCCCGACATCGTCAACCACAGTCTTTCGTGCGACCGGAATGGCTGTCGGAGAGATCAGGTCAGCCGTGTTTAGCTGTGTTGTGACAGACACAACTACGGGCATCTCAGAAACAACCAACAACGTTTCTACGACCCTAGAGAACATATCTTAACCACTGGAGGGCCAATGGCGGCCAGCATACCAGAAAGCGTTGCACGCAAACTTATCGCGCGCATTGAGGCCTCCCTTCAATCAGGAGGAAAGCCGCCCGACACTTACGGCCCCGGTAAGTCGGCCATTGAGATTGTGGCTGAGGAGATGATCTCTGAAGGAGTCATCAAGGATAGCCGAGCCGTCAGGCACCGCCTTGAAGCAGCGGAGAAGCACCACGGCCTGAAGCCTGACTGGGATCTGTGGAGACCGGCCAGATACCAGCAATCACCCGCCAGATACCCCGGCGCAATCGTTAGACCAACGCTGCCCGCTGAGTTTACCCACGACGAGGAAGAGAAGGTTCTGGTTATTCCGGACCTTCATCAATGCCCAAGAAATCTCCACAGACTGGAAGTGATGAGGTGGATTGCCCGTCACGGTTCTCAACACAAGTTCCCTCGGGTGGTACAGTTGGGCGACTGGCTGTCTATGGACAGCTGCTCACGCCATGAACGCAACGACACATACAGGGGAAGAAGTAAGCCCCTGATCTCTGATGACATGGATGTCTTGAGGGAAAGCCTTGCGGCTTGGGAAGACGGGAGAGACCCCTCTTGGAAACCGAAGCTCTGGGTTACCCTTGGCAACCACGAACAGCGGCTGTGTGATTTCGAAAACGCCAACCCGGAAACATGGGGGGTGATGACAGATCAGATGAAGCAGCTGTGGAGGCAGGGCGGCTGGAGAACTTCCCCGTTTGGGGAGATTCTCTACATCAACGGAGTGGCCTTTTCCCATGCGCCTATTGGGATGATGGGCAAGCCGATTAGCGGTAAAACGGCTGGCCCTAGAACTGCCAACGAACTGACTACGGACCTAGTACACGGTCACACACACAGGTTCTCAACAACAAGGGTCCCCAAGATTGGGCCTAGAGATTCTGTTATGGTTGTAGAGGCTGGGTGCGCCCTTCCATGGGGGGAGGTTGAGGACTACGCAAAGCACAGCATGACTGGCTGGTGGTGGGGAGTAGTGGAGCTGACGCTTCGCGGTTCGGAAATCACAGACTGGAATGCGGTGTCGATGAAAACCCTTCGCTCTGAATATTCAGATGACGGGGCAGATGTAAGGAGAGCGGCGTGAGAGTTACCGCCGATCAGCTAATCAAACTCAATCGCTGGCTTCGGCCAGATCGCGCTCAAGAGATGGCGGAAAGCCTGACCAACGCGACAACGATTGCTAACATCAACAGTCCTCGCCGCCTTAGGCACTTCATTGCTCAGCTGGGTCATGAAAGCTCAGGGTTCACCAGACTCATTGAGAACCTGAACTACAAGGACCCGGCTAGGCTGGACGACATGTTCCGTTCGGTCAGGGGTCGGGCAGACGCGGCAGAACTTATCCGCAAGGGGCCGGTCGCTATTGGAAACCGGGTGTACGCAAATCGTCTGGGAAACGGTGACGAAGCCTCTGGAGATGGTTATAAGTATAGAGGTCGCGGCCTGATTATGCTTACAGGCAAGGACAACTACGAGGCGGCTGAGAAGTGGTCTGGGCTTCCTCTGGTTAAGGAGCCCGGTCTAGCTGGTCGAGCAAAAGAGTCCGGCATCATTGCGGCCAAATACTGGAACTACAGAAACATCAATAGCGAGGCTGATGAAGGAGACCTTGCTGGCGTGACAAGACTGGTTAACGGACCGGCCTTGGCAAACTTTGAGGACAGGAAGCAATGGCTTCTCAGGGCAAGCAAGATATGGCCGGACTAATCAGCAAGACATGGATGTCTGTTTACCGTAATGTCCGGGGGATTTTCATCCATGCGAAGTTTCAGGTCTGGGCCCTTTGGGCTGCTGGACCTGTCTTGCTGGTTCTTTACGGCGCTCAACTTGCGGCTCTTCTATCACTTCATTGGCCGGAAGAGCTTAGGGGTGAGCAGCTTAAGTATGTAGGCGTTGGCTCATGGATTGTTATTGGTGGCGTTCTTGCCACCTTCTTTCTTGTCGCCAATGTAATCAAGAAGGTTAGCCTTCAAATGGGGGCGGCTGAAGTCGAACTAGAAACCCACAACCAAGAAGATGAGCGGAAAGAACCAGATGGACCATCAGATGATCCCCGATAGTGTTCTGCGTATGGAGGCTGTTCAGTCCGCTACAGCGACCTCTCCTGAGGGTGAGGAAATGTCGGACTTCATGGGCCGCGTGCAGATCATCTACGCCTTCCTTTCTCACACGGCTCAGCCAGCGGAGGCCGCCCCTTATGGAGCGTGTCAACATTGAAGGAGTACCGCCTTCTGATCGGACTGGGGGCGCTCCTTGTGCTCATCCTGATTGTTGGTGGTATTGGATGGAGAGCGAAATGGTTCGAGGTCCGGTTCAACAACGAACGTGTAGAGCACACGGAAACAACCCAAGAGAAGGGGCTCTCGGAGGGGTTGGTGGAAGACCTAGGAGAGTACCATGAAGAAGTTTCTAGCCGACGCACGCGCGTGGATAGAGCAGTTTCTGAAGTCCTCGATGCAGCTGCTCCGGACGATTCTGGGAGCGACGGGGCTCTTGTTCGTGCTCATAGGAGTGATGATGCTTGGCGTCGCGGGATTGTCGGGTTGTGCCCAGAGTGTGCGCCTGACGACGTGGGAGATCCCGGTAGCGGAAGAGCTGAAGGGCTGCCCGGGAACTAAGCTCCCCCCTAAGGACGAGATGGCAGACATCCTTGAGCTTCTTACTGATGCTCAGGTCCACTCTCTTAGAGAGAGCATGGCGAGGCTGGACTGCGAAGGAAAGAATCGGGTCTTGGTCAATCTGATTGAAGATCATAACAGGCGGGCAAGGGCGCTAGACCTCCCTTGGTACAGGAGATTGTTTTGAGCGAAGAACCTGAAGACAAGGTGGTCCACCTCTTTGGTGAGCAACCGGGAGATAGCTGGGTTGAGATCACTAGAGTTGACACGAGGGATGAGTCCCAACTCTGTCCGCCCGATGAGGTTCTTGAGAACCAGATCGGCAAGCTGCGTAACGTTGTTTTGATTGGGGAAAGCTACGAGGGTGGGATGGTCCTTTGCAGCTCCCTGAGTCGACTCGCTGACATCAACTTCATGGTTGATGCCATCAAAGCGAAGATGACCTGCATTGAGTTGGAATGAGCCTCTTCACCTTTAGCCCACCTCCGGGCCTGTTCAACGACGGAACTGCTTACTCCACCAAGGGTGTGTGGTTTGCTGCCGACAAGGTCAGGTTCAGGGGTGGGTTTCCGGAAAAGATCGGCGGCTGGACTAAGCTAACCACATCGGTGTTCGATGGCGTTTGCCGGTCTCTGATCCAATGGGTTGACCTCTCGGGGGTCAGGCACATCGGGGTCGGGACCAACAGCAAATACTACATCGAAAGCTCAGGTGCGGTACTAGCAGACAAGACACCTCTCAGGGCAGCCCCGCTGGGGTCCAACCCGCTTTCGGTGACCAACGCCAGCACAACCATGACTGTGGCCCACAGGGCTCATGGGCAGGCTGTTGGCGACAGGGTTATTCTTGCTGGAGCCGAAGACACCGGCGGCCTGACCGCTGCTCAACTGAACGACACCTTCGTTATTGCGTCAACACCCACTGTTGACACTTACACGGTAACCCTTCCTGCCGCAGCCTCGTCCACCGTTACTGGTGGCGGCGCCCTTGTCACCGCCCTGTACAGCAGCCCGTTCACTTCTCCAATGGGCAACAACCCGTTTGAGACTACAGACCTGTCCGCTGATGTTGTGGTGAACCACGTCAACCACGGCTGTAAGGCTGGGGACTTTGTCACCTTTGACGGTGCATCGGCTGTTGGCGGAATCACCATCGACGGAGAGTACTCCGTCACCAGCGTTACGTCGGTTGACGAATACGTGGTTACACATTCTTCAGCGGCTACCTCCACCACCACGGGTGGCGGCGCAGCCGTCACGGCTGAGTACTATCTCTCTATTGGTCTAGCGAACTTTACCACTTCTATCGGTTGGGGCTCTGGTGGCTGGGGCGTTGGCGGCTGGGGCGAAAGCACCAGCTCGGGCTTCGGAAACCAGATCAGGCTTTGGTCTGTGGCCTCCTTCGGGGAGGATCTGGTTATTAACCCGCGTGGCGGGGCCATCTACTTTTACGACACGTCAGAGGCCGACAGGGCCTACAACATCCGTTTGCTTTCTACAGCGGCTGAAGCGCCAACTGCGGCCAACTACATTGTCGTGACGCCGGAAGACCGCAGGGTTGTTGCCTTCGGCTGCACGGACCCCAACACTGGGCTGTTCGACCCGCTGCTTATCCGCTGGTGCGACAACGAAGATCTTGGGAACTGGGACCCCGCCGACATCTCGGCAACTGCTGGGTTCATCCGGCTTTCGTCTGGTTCTGAGATTGTCTGCGCAGCAAAATCAAGGCAAGAGATTCTGGTCTGGACAGAGGGGACCTTGAGTGCCCTGCGATTTGTTGAAGACCTGATCTTCAGCCTGACGCTGCTATCCCCCAACATCGACATCCTCGGCCCCAACACGGTCATGTCTGTTGACGACTCTGTCTTCTGGATGGGTCGTGAAAACTTCTTCATCTACAACGGGCGGGTTCAGGTTATGCCCTGCGCTGTGCGCCAGTACGTGTTTGGCGATATCAACCTCGATCAGGCCTTCAAGGTTACGGCCTCTTCCAACAGGTTGTTTAGAGAAGTGAGGTGGGATTACCCCAGCTCAGGAAGTGTTGAGAACGACAGATACGTCGTCTTTAACTACGCCGAGAATGTGTGGTATTTTGGAACGATGGAAAGGACCGCTTGGTCTGACGCTGGCATCACCAACTACCCAATCGCCGCGTCTCCTGATGGCTACATCTACTATCATGAGTTTGGCTGGGACGACGGCTCAACAAACCCAACCTCCGCCCTAGAGGCTTATGTGGAAAGCTCTCCCATTGAACTGGAAGATGGTGAACACTTTAGTTTCGTCAGGAGGATTATCCCGGACATTACCTTCGGTGAGTCCACGGCATCGTCCCCTTCGGTTACCTATTCCATCACGCCAAGCAACTGGCCGGGTGGACCTAGGGGGGCCGAAGACGAAGGAACCACCACAAGGACCGCCGCTCTGCCGGTGGAGGAGTGGACCGAGAAGATGGATGTCAGGATGAGGGGGAGACAGTTCTCCCTCAAGGTCCTGTCTGACACAAAGACTGGCGTTAAATGGCGCCTTGGTAAGCAGCGCTTTGACGTAAGACCTGACGGAAGAAGATGACCGAACCAAGAATCCAAGGGCCTAGCCGACTACCATCGGCACCAGCTGAATACGACCCTGAGTTCATGGCGCGGTTTATCGGCCTGATTGACCAGTATGTAAGTCAGACCAACGCAAGACACAAGATCCTCGGAACAACGATGAACCTCTCAATGCTCCCCACTTCCGCTACCGGACTTCGCGCAGGCGACGTTTGGAATGATGCGGGTACGCTGAAAGTGATCTCTTGATGGGTTTGGCGAACAAAGAACACGAAGCAGAATATCAGCGAAACTGGAAGGCGGCCAGAAAGGCCAGCCTCTCTCCAGACCAGCTGAAGGAGTGGCTTGAGGGCAGGGCTGAGTACGCCCGGCGATGGCGAAAGAAAAGGACTGAAGACGGAAGGCCGGTTCGGTATAAGGCAAAGACAGCCCCCAAGAAAAGGAATCCCGAAGCAATCAGGGCTAGAAACCTTCGCAGAGACTATGGGCTGACAGTAGAGCAATACGAAGAAATGGCGAAGAACGGTTGCAATATCTGCGGAACTATGAAGTGTGCGTCTGGAAGACGACTTGCGGTTGACCACTGTCATTCCACCGGCAAGATACGCGGTATACTGTGTAGCCCCTGCAATACCGCCATCGGAAAACTGAAGGACGATCCAGAGATGCTTCGGAAAGCAATCTCGTACTTGGAATCAACGCGATGAAGAAACTCCCCGCCTCCACCACCCTTGGTGAAGCCAGAAAAGCTGGCCGACTGGGTGATAGCGAGCTGGTTCACCTCAATCCCGTAGAGGTGAAGATGCTGGAGAACATGACTGGTGGTCATGGTCTCACCATCAATCCCCAGACGGGAGAGAGGGAGGCGTTTCTTCCGTTTCTTCTGTCTATGCTCCCGACCCTGTTCCCAACCCTTGGGGCTTCTCTTGGTCTGTCTGGCGCGATGGCAAGCCCGCTCATGCTGGGCGCTCTTGGGTCCGGTCTTGGTACATGGGCAGAAACTGGAGACCTCGGCAAGGGCGTGCTGGCCGGGCTGGGTGGTGCGGCTCTTGGTGGTCTTGGGGGTAAGCTTCTCGGCGGTGCCGCTGCTGGTGCCCTAGGTCAGGCTGCTAAACCCGCAATCGGTAGTGCGGTTGGTCAGGCCGCAGGTCAGGCTGGTGGAGAAGCCGCTAAAGCTGCGATAGCCAACACTGTGGCAAAGGGTGCCCAGAACATGGGTAGTCAGGCTGTTAATCAGGCTGCTGGTAAAGGTCTCGGCGGCATGATGGCTGGCCTTGGCAACACCATTGCTCCCATGATTGTTGGGGCTCCCGGTGCTTACCTGACCGCAGAAGATCAGATGGATGTGGGTGAGTCGGATAGGGATCTTCGCCGCAAGGCCGCCATCGAAAGAGCCCAGCATGAGAACTTCATGGGAGCCCGCACCCTTAATGCTGCTCCCGGTGGTTACAGGCACGGCATGGATAGAGAGTTCAACTTCTTCGGCCCCGGCGGAACGCTGACCCCGGTTACCACCACAAGGGGTTATGCCGCAGGCGGTATGGTTGGGCCTCAAGTAATGCCCCTGCCCACTGGAATGCAGCGACCGAACCCAATGATGCCGGTCCCGCGCCCTATCGGCGGCAGGATGCCTATGGCCCCCGCCAATCAGAACCTTGGTGTATGGGGTGGGTTGCAGCTGCCCCCTAGGCAAACGCCAACGCCTTATGATCCTATGGCCAACGCCGGGGGTCGCAGACTTAGTGGTGGGGGCGGAACGCTTGGCGACGGGGCTGGGTCGGAATATACTGGCGGCTACAATCCCATGAGCGGTCTTGGGTTCTCTCAGATGTCTAACCTTGGCGGCGTCGGTAGCGCCCCCCTCATCTTCAGAAGAGATTCTGGAGTCCAGCAGTTTGCTGAAGGGGGTATGGTGATGGGCCCGGGTGACGGCGTTTCAGACAGTGTTCCGGCAATGATCAATGGAGCAGAACCTGCGGCTCTGTCGGATGGGGAGTTCGTGATTCCTGCCATGGCCGTTGCTAAGCTGGGCAATGGTTCTTCCAAGGCTGGAGCTGAGAAACTTCAGCAGATGGTCGATAGTCTTCTGGCGGCTCAATGAAGATAATGTACGTCAGCCCTAGCAACATCGGGGCTTGCTGGCCGATGTTCAAAGAGTATGCGGAAAGGGTTCTGCCCCTTACCCGTAAGCGCAGATGCGCGACAAGGTTTCTCTTTGATCTGATGAACAACCAAGAAATGCTTTGGGTTGTTGCTGGAGATGACGGCAAGGTTATTGGCTTCTGCTCAAGCGCCTTTGTTGAGTACGACGAAGTGAAGTTGCTACAGGTCAGAATGCTGGCTGGGGATTTCTTCTCTGAATGGATTGAGGATATGCATTCTCTCCTTGAGAAGTTTGCCCATGAAAACAACTGCGATGGGCTTGAGCTTATCGGCAGAAGGGGCTGGGTCAGAAAGCTGGAACGGTTCGGATGGCGAGAAGCGTTCATAACGGTTGAGAAGAGGTTCACATGAGCAAGGGCGGCGGCAGCCAACCAACGGACCAGACGGTCACTCAAAGCTCCCTCCCTGAGGAGTTTTACCCATACCTTGAACGCACCCTTCAACGGGCTGAAGGTATTTCTAACCGACCTTATGAGGCCTACACCGGGGCAAGGCTGGCAGACTTCTCTGCTCCAACTCAATCCGCCTTTGGTCAGGTCACGGCGAACCAAGGGTCTTGGTCTCCCTACATGGACACCGCTGCTAGCGGTCTGGACAGCGCCATGGCTGGCACGGCTGGTGCTGTTAACGGCGCTGCCAGAGATGTGGGCACTGGTCAGTGGGATACTGCTGCTGCTCAGCGGTACATGGATCCATACCTGAACACCGTCCTTGACCAACAGCGCTCTCGTCAGATGGACGCCTTTGGTCAGGAGATGAACTCCTTGGACCAGAGAGCTGCAATGTCTGGCGCGTTTGGCGGCTCTCGCCACGGCGTCATGGCTCAGCTGGCTGGCAACGACTTCCAGCGCCGCATGATGGAGGCCGAAGGCAGCGCTATGTCTGATGCCTACCGGCAAGGTCAAGGTATCTGGGCTAGCGATCAGGGCAGAATGCTGGACGCTGACCGCTCTAATCAGGCCGCTGACATCTCTGGTCTGGACCGTATGTTGTCGGGCTCCAACCAGATGGGGCAGCTCTCTGAGCAAGCCGCTCGCATGGGTCAGCTTCGCTCTCAGATGGGCTACTCAGATGCTGAGGCTATGCGGAATATGGGGCTGAGCCAAGAACAACTGACGCAAGCCGGGCTGGACCTTGGCTACACCGACTTCACTAACCAGCGTGACTACGAACGCCAAAATCTGGCCATGCTGTCGGGTGTCCTGAGAGGCACCCCGATGCCGGTGTCTTCTGAAGTTACCAGCACTCAGTTCCAGAATCCTTATGCTCAGGCTGTCGGCCTTGGTCTTGGCCTGTTTGGCGGTTCTCAAAATCTTGGCGGGAGAACGACCTAATGGAAATGATGCAGATTTCCTCTCTGGTTGAGAGGCTTACCGACGACCAGCTTGTGCAAGAACTTCAGCGTCCCTCCGGTATGGCGCCCTTGCAGGTTGTCATGAATGAACTTCAGCGGAGAGCGGCCCTGAGGGGCGGTAAGCCTAGAGGCTTTGCTGATGGCGGTCCTGTTCGGGGGGAAAGCGAGCGCTCAAGGCAGCTTAGGGAAACACTTGGCGGCATCTTTCCGCAAGCCCGGTTCACCTCTGGTTACAGAACGCCTGAAAGAAACGCTCAGGTCGGCGGGGTTCCTAACTCATGGCACACCCGCAATGGCGGTGACGCATGGGACTTTGTCGACCCCGGCCTTACTCTAGCCAGTGCAGCTGCGAGCATTGCCAGAGCAGGGCTCCCTGCCGGTGAGTTGCTCAGACACAATGTTGGGTCTGGAATGCATTTTCACTACTCCCCGGAAGGGGCGTCTATTGACGGGGTTGCCCCCCCTGAAACTCCCGCACCGCCGCCCGCTCCAGATCTTCCCAACGGATTCTCCAACCCGGAAAACATTGCTAACGACGCTATGGGTCTGGGCGACAGAATCATTGGGGCGCTCGGGCTTCCTGCTGAGGCCGGAAACATTCAGGACCATTACGCGAACATCGCCAACATGATGCCTGACGCGACAGAGCCTTACGCTAAGATTCTGTCTCGCCTTCAGGTCGAAGAAGATAGAGAGCGGGGCTCTAACAGGGGCCGGGCCCTAATGGATGCTGGCCTTGCAATGATGTCTGCCCGAACCCCGAACTTCATGTCTGCCCTTGCGGCTGGTGGGGCTGCGGGTCTTAGCTCTCGTGACCGCATTCAAGAGGAAGAGCGCGGCTTGATGCAGAGCGTCATTCAGGCTCAGCTGGCCCGCAGTCAGGCTGAGCAGCAGCAGGCCCGAGCCTCTCTTGAGGCAGCCTCTGGTATCTACAGGGGTGATCTTGCGGCTAGAGCGGGAGCCTTCAGCAACGCCTCTGAACTTACCCTCGGCGGTGCCAGATCTCGGGATGCTGCCGCAGCGGCTAACGTTAACATTGAGCAGAACAGGCTCAACAGAGAACACACCTCAAGCGAAGCTGCTTTGGCAAGGGCAGCAGCTGCTGCTCTTAGAGACAAGGAAATCGCCGCTGGTCGCTGGGAAAGCAAATCAGAAGAAGAGCGATACGCAACCCTGTATCAGGGCGCTTACGCGGCAGCTTCAAGAGCTGGTCAAGAACGGGCTCAGCGTCCTAAGCTGGACGGGTCTCCCGGCACGGAATACCGGCCAGCCACAGAAGAAGAGATCATTGCTCAAGCTCAAAGAGCTGCAACGGCTGGTCTCGCCGGTCCTGTTCGGCCCACCACGACTTCAGGTCAAGCGCCAGCTCGTGTAGGATCTACGGAGAACCGTCCGCCGCTTTCTTCGATACTCGGCGACTAACCCTAACTAACGGACAACATGGCCGATCCTAAGATTGCCCAGGCAAGAGCCGCAGGGTATTCCGACGCAGAGATCGTAGAGTACCTTGCCGCCAACGGTAGGCCGCAAGTTGTCCAAGCCCGAGAACAGGGCTATTCAGATACCGAGATTCTTGGGTATCTAACCTCCACCCCTCAAGGACCGGGCTCTAGACCAGACCGTGGTATCGGAGACCTGATTGGCGACAGAGCGCTGGACTTTGGGTCCGGCCTCGCTGCCTTGCCCGGCCTGCTGAACGACCCAGCTTCTATGGCAAGGGGTATTGTTGGCCTGTTTGGGGTGGACACGTCGGGTGTCAGAACCGACTACAATCCTCTCACCCTTAGCGGTCAGCTCAACGCGCTCGGCCTGCTCGGCGATGTCGCTGGAGACGCGGCCCGTAATGAGCAATCAGAAGCCCGTCAATACAACCGGGAGAACGCCCCTTGGTATGACGCTGATAACCTGATCGGTATGGGGCTTGAGTCCCTTCCGTCCATGATTGTCCCCGGTGGCGCAGGCCTTGCTGCCAGAGGAATGGGACTGACCCCTAAGGCTGCCGCTTTGAGCATGGCTGCGGCAGAAGGCATTCAAGGCTCCCTTATGTCTCAGCAGTCCACAGTCGAAAGGCTGATGGCTGAAGGCTATACCAGAGCAGAGGCGGAGCGAGCTGCCGTTCTGCCATCAATGGCATCTGGCGCCCTTACTGGGGTTACTGGCGGATTGATGGGTGGGTTTGAAAGATCCCTTCTGTCTGGTGCTGCTGGAGACATCTTTAGCCGAGGGGCTCTTGGCGGCGCGGCGAAGGGCGTGTTCTCTGAGGGTGTTGAAGAAGCTATCCAATCCGGTGGAGAGCAGTTCTTCTCTAACGTGGCAGAGAGAACCCTAGACTCCAACCAGAACCTTATGGAGGGTGTGGGAACGGCAGCCCTTCAGGGCGGTGTCCTTGGCGGCATCATGGGCGGTGGCATCGGCGGTGTTGCCGGTGGCCTGAATGCTCCTCGTGCTGGTGAGGCCCAGCTCCGGGACGACATGATTCGGGACGCCATCAACGAAAGAAGATGGGGCCGTCAGCGTCAAGCAGCGCAACCTCAGCCCTCTCCCGTTGATAGCGGGCCAGCCGGGTACATTGGTTACGACAGAGTTCCCCCACAAAACATTCCCCCCATGCCAGCGTCCACCCGTTCTGCGGTGGATCAGGTTTCTTGGCGGGAACAGGTTGCCCCAGTTCTGGACCAGATGGCTCAGGGCAACTATGAGGCATTGCTTGCCGAACAGCAGGATCGCGTTCAAGCGATAGAGAAAGCAAGGGCTGGCAAGAAGCGTATGCCGAAGCCGCTTCCCGATCCTGTTCGCCCCCGTCCCGAAAGCCAGCTGACCGCTGATCCGTTCACCCCCGAGATGGGCGCTGAGCTTATTCGGTCCGCTGAGGCTGGTCCTGTGACTCCTTCGATGCTGAAGGACAAGGGCATCCCCCGTCCGGCAGACACGCTGAAAATCCTTGAGCGCCGTGGCTTCATCAAGAAGGTTGGCGTTAACGAGACCACCACCAAACTCAAGAACGGCAAGACCAGAACAAACAAGGAACCGGTCTATGAAAGTACAGCCGCCAAACCGCCAGAGGTCGCAGGCCCCGGCGAAGGCACAGAGCTGTACATCAAGCCCATCCCGGTTCAAGAACCGACCGCAGAAGGAGCATCGAAAGGCCCTTCACCTCAAGCCATCAAAGCCAGATTCGACGCCGCCAGAGTACGGGCTGACGATATCAGGAGAAAGCTGGCTGCCCTCCCTCAAGTAGGAGAAGACTGGCCCGCCTCTCGTGTGGAGGCGATGGACAGCGCTAGGGCCGCTCTTGAGTCACAGCTTCAGCAAGCAGATTTTGAAGTCGCTAGGGCCCAGACTGGCCGCGCTGCGTTTGCCGTGGTGGAAAAGGTGGCTGCTCCGGTAAGGACCGGCCTGTCTCCTGTTGACGGCACCGTCATGGACACGACAGCGGACACTGATGGTGCCCCGAGAGAGAATGTTGTTCACACGTTCCCGACCCGGCAGAAGGCTCAGGAATGGCTGGATGCAAAGCAAGGCACAGCCGCCGCCCCCGCTCCTGATATTCAGACCACGCCAGAGAACAAGACTGCTGGCCGCGATGCCCGCCAAGAGAAGGCGCTGAAGTCTGCCCTGAAAGAGCTGGGCCTGAGTGATGAAACCATCCTCAAGGTGGAAGGGCAGCTTGACGAAGGCGCGGCTGGCTACGCTGAGACCTCTGATCGGGACAGCGAAGGTCGGTCCATACAGGTACTGATTGCCCTTTCTAGGGACGCTTACGACCCCAACCTTTCTGACGCTGAGAACCTCGCCAAGATGATGGAGACCCTCCATCACGAGGCTATCCATGCCTTGCGCAGACTGGGTAAGTTCACCTCTCAGGAGTGGAACGTCCTTGGCAAGGAAGTCCGTTCACGCAAGATGGACGGCAAGGAATACACCTACCTCCAGTGGGCCAACGAGAAGTATAGAGACACCTACCTTAACGATGACGGCAATCCAGACATGGATGCTATCGTTGAGGAGGCTGTCGCTGAGATGACCAAGGACTGGTATAAGTCCGGCGGTAAGATTGGCGCCCGCTACACCGGCCTGATGAACCGGATTGTCCAGTTCTTCAAGAAGCTGCTGAAGATGCAGCGAGCTGACAGCGTGCTCACCAAGGTTATGAGCGGAGAAGTTGGAGCCCGCACTCGTCAAGACCAGAGCGGCGCTGACCAGAGGATGTACGCCGACCCCTCTCGCAGGCAGTTCCTTGTTGGCCTTGGGGCCTCAATCGTTGCGGCGGGTCTGCCGACCAAATCGAGGGCCTCGGTGTGGGGGTCTCTTTCTGATGCGGTCCAAACCGGAGAAGCCAACAAAGTCCTGAACTGGATTGCCGTTAATGGGGAGAGCCCCGAGTTCAAGGCCCTTGCAGGGAAGATGCTGGACAACGGCGGTGTCGGCAGCCGAACGACAATAGGCGTCAGACCTTTGCGCGGGCTTCTTGGTTCGTACCGCATGGCTTCCGCTGAGATCGCTCTAGACCCCGCCGCTAAGGACTCTCAGGATATTATTCTCCATGAGCTGATCCACGCGTTTGTCGGGTCAAGATATCACACGCTCTCGATGGCGACCGAGAGAAACAGAGAGCTGGCTGGCCTTTCTCCGTCCAATGCGCAAGAATCCATAGACGAGATCAAAAGGCTCTGGGATGTCTTTGGGGGGGCTATTAACAAGGACCACAAGCACCTTCTCAGCCACCCTGCGGCTGACCCAAGAGGCCAGATCTGGGCGTCTGAAATGTTTGGGCACCCCGATGAGTTTGTGTCTTGGGCCCTTACGGACCCTGACGCTCAGGCATTCATGAAGACCATAGACGCTAAGGGCAAGCCTCTTGGCCGAGCAGAGAGGGGAGCCCCTCCTGTGTCTATGTGGGATAAGTTTGTGGACTGGGTCCGGAAACTGATGGGGCTTAAGCCTAGCGCTAACACGCTGCTAAAGGAGGTTCTTACTCAAACGGACAAGATGTTCTCTGAGGGCGGTTACGACGCAGCTGATCACAGCACCACTCGCGCGTACCTGGATTACCTTAGTGGCGAAGAAGACATGGCCGGTCGAAAATCTGACCGTCGCTTCATGCTTACTGGGGCAAGATCTATGTCCTCCCAGAAAGAGGACTACGACAAGTTCCTTAAGATGGAGAAGGCTGGAGAGCGGCCAAGCAAGATTTATCAGGAGACGGCGTGGTATAGAGGTGGTGACGGTCAGCCTCGCCATTCGATCAGCGATGCTAAGTCCCGGCTTCGCCATGCTTACTGGCCAAAAGAAATCCGGGAAAGGATTGCCAAGGCCGGTCCCAACGCCACCTCTACTTATGAAGTTCTTGAAGATGTCCTCAAGCACAAGGAGTTGTTTGAGGCCTATCCGGGACTAGCTCCACTTCCCGTAGAGTTCACGCTTAAAAAGCCTGACGGCTCTCTTATGGTTTCCGGGGACGGACAAACCCTCCCAGACAGGATTGTTATTGGCGTTTCCAAAAGAGCCGACAGCCGACCGGAAGAAGAGATGGTTGTTTCGGCCATTCTCAGGCAGACGCAGCTTGCCGTCAGACAGATGGAGGGTTGGCCCGCTGATGCTCAGCAAGCCGAAGCGGAGGCGCTTAGCACTGAAGGGAGAAGAACTCTCGATAGCAGGAATGTGAGAAGAAGGGAGCCTTACAACGTTCCCGGCTCTAACCTTAAGATTGCCGCCCGTGAAGAGGTCATGCTTCCCTTTGCGGAACCTCCCGTTCCTTCCGACCGCCGCTTCAGTTTTGCCAGCACCAAATCCCAGCGCCCACCACGGGACAACTACGCCAAGTTCCTCAAGATGGAGAAGGCTGGCGACTCTCGCGGCACCATCTATCTGCACACCGGTTGGTTCCGTGGTCCTGACGGGAAACCTCGCTATGAGATCAGCGACAATGACTCCAGACTTAAGCCTGTTGCAAACGCTTCTGATCTGCGCGGCGACCTTGCTGTCATCCGCCAGAAACAAGGCGTTCTGAGTCCGTCCATATACTCCACCATTGAAGAGGTGCTGGATCATCCTGAGCTGTTTGAGGCCTACCCCTTCCTAAGAAACGTTACGGTTGAGTTTGCCGACGAGACAAACGATGGCAGCTCCTTCACTGTGGGCAACGCGGCCATGACGCCAGTTCGCACCGGAGAGCCGCCTGATAGGATTTTGATTGCCGTCGGGAAGGGGGGCGTGCCTCTCATTCAAGAGGCTGAAACCATAAGAGCCGTCCTGCTGCATGAAATCCAGCACGCTATCCAGACATTTGAGGGAATGGCCGGGGGCGGAAACCCCAACAGGATGCCTTCTCTTGCCACGGTGAGTGAGGCGGTCAGGCGTCGGTTTGAGTCCGTCAATAAGGAGCTGGTAACCCTATCAAAAAATCAGGACATTGACGGCTTCTTTAAGGCTGTAGGCTCTGAACGGTCCACCTACACCCCATCGCAGATCAAGAGTGTTGAGCACCTTATGGGCGCCTTGAGTGTCATGGGTGTTCCCCCCTCCAACATGTCGGACATATACAAGCGGGCGACAAACTTTGCGGTCTACAAATCTCTCTATGGAGAGATGGAGGCGCGTAACACAGAGTCGCGCATTAACATGACGCCAGCCGAGCGCCTACGTAATGCCCCTTGGCGCACGGTAGATGTGAACGAGAACCTTGGTATCTCGATGACTTTGGACGAGAAGAACGCTCTTCTTGCTCAGATCGCTGCCAAGAAGGCTGCCGCTTCTGGCGTGTCTCACTACAACTCCCGCAACGGCTTTACCCCGTTGGAGACCATCGAAAACCTTCAGGCTCTGGCCGAGAAGAACAGGGCGGCTGGTCTCAATGACATGGCCGATGAGATGCTGGAGATGGCGTCTTTTGTGGACCCGTTTGGCATTCGTCCGGACAACATCCCCCGCATTTCTGACCGACGCTTCTCTTACGCTGGAGCCCGTATTCATTCCCGCCTTGGTCAGGTCATCAACGCCCAGACCACCAAGAAGGCCACCGCTCAGCAATGGCTGAAGACCCTTGAGTCACAGCCGGGCGTGACCAAGGACGAGATGGATTGGGTTGGGTTTACTGACCTGCTTAAGGAAAACCCTGACAAGGTCATGACCCTTGAGGAGTTGAAGGAGTTCTTTGAGGAAAACAACATTGTTTTGGAGGACATCAAGAGGGGTCCGGGGTCTATCGAAGACCCTGTCGACAAGGAGATGTTCGACGCCATGGTTCAAGAGCTTATGGATGAGCTGGACATGGACGGTCGCCAAATGGACCGAGAGCAGGCTGAAGGTTACGTCGCCAAAAAGATGACATCGGCTGCTGAGTGGGACACGTATAACGATTACACGGTAGACGACGGGTTGGTTGCCAACCACAGCAACTACACACTTCGTGGAGGACACACCGAGACAGAACTACTGATCACTATTCCGGGTTCAATAAACCCGAAGCTGAGTCCAGTGGCTTTCAGGGCCACTGAGCACTTCAGAGAGTACAACGTGCTGGCTCACGTTCGCTACAAGATCAGGGATGACGTTAACGGCGTTCCAACCCTGTTCATTGAAGAAATCCAGTCTGACTGGCACCAGCGCCTGCGCCGCTCGCACATTGTTGAGGTAAAAGTCGCTGAGGCTAAAAGGATCTTGCAGGCTGAAAAGGAAAAGGCCATTGAGTTCTACGAAAATAACATGGCCGAGCCCCCAGACTTTAGTCGGACCGGCGAACACAATGTCTTGTCCAGATTCACGCGCGCCTCAAACTATAAGTACTGGCCAGATAGACAGACGCACGAGGCTGCTGAGGCGATTCGCTTCTCTCTTCGTAAAGCCCAAGAGGAATACGACAAGATTCAGCTTCTTGAAGTGTATGACACCCCTCCGGAAGCTCCCTTCAAGAATAACGCATGGGTTAAGCTGGCCACCAGACGCATCATTCTGGATGCTATTGACAACGGCATTACCCAGATCAGCTGGACGCCGGGACACATTCAAGTGGAACGGTACAGTAATGACCAGTCTGTAAAGGGTGTCGGCAAGTTCTACGACGATGTGATTACATCCATAATCGGCAAGGAGATCAAGCCTTACGGGGCGCAGATTAACAATCGACAGTTTGACATTCCAGAAGGCGACCACCCGATTACAGGCGGGGTAATGCCTGCCAGAACCCTTGACGCCCCTACCTTCCACATCACTCCCAAGATGCGGGAGGTCGTTAACGGAGAGGGCTTCCGCCTGTACTCCAAGGGAGCGACCCTTCCTCGCGGGATGACTGAGGCTGACCTTGACGCCCTCGATGCGGCAATGTCCACCACAGGCAAGACCATCGGAGGCCCAAGCCCTGAGGTAGCGGCTATGGGTGGGTCTGGTGCTGCGGAAATGGCAGCGCGCTACACCATTGTGCAGGACTATCTTGCCAAAGGAACAAGGGTCAGCCCGATCAAGGTTGCTGAGGCTGACGCTAGGGATGCTATCGACAGGGCCACGACGCTGGCGCAAGACCGGATGTTCCCGGTTCGTAGGATGGTTTCCGAGGTGGCGAAGTTTGGCGGTCGGGTGACTGACACCAACGACCCCGTTCTGGCCGACACCCTCTATACCCGCCGCTCTCAGCATAAGATGGACAAGGCACACGAGAACCTGTGGCGCCCGGCTTACCTTGCTATCCACCAGATTGGCGCGACCGAGGCTGACCTTGCAAAGCTGTCCAGTGTTTCAAACGCCGCCAGACTAGAGCTGGAAAGCTCCCACGTCCACCCGTCGGAGGCCGTTCTAAACCTGTACCTCTACGCCCGCCATGCGCCCGAGAGAAATAAGTTCATTGAGGAAGTGCGGAAGGCCAAGGAGATTGACCCTGACACAGGAGAGATCACCGACGAGATGCTGGACGCAGGCTCTGGCATGACCAACGAGGAAGCCGCAGCCATCATGGACTGGTTCGACGGCTACTCTAAGCAAAGCAAGGTCGAGGCAGCTGCCAGTAAGGTCGATGCTATTCTGGATTACACAAGGAAGACCAGAGAGACCTCCGGCCTGTCGCCTAAGTGGGATGACATCGTGTCTCCCCTTGTGCCCCGCTTCAAACACTATGTGCCACTGAGAGGGTTTGCTGTCGGCAACACGGCAGAGGACTGGTTCACTGGAGATGAGCACGCCAGAACCGGCAAGGCATACAAGGTCGGAGGAAAAGAAGACCGGGCGATGAAGGGTCGCCAAACCTACGCTGGCGACATGCTGGCCAACGTGATCATGCAGAACCAAGAGGCTATCGTTAGAAGCGAGAAGGTCAGGGTCGGTCAGTCTCTCGCGCGGTTCGTCCGTGACAACCCTGAACTCACCAAAGACTATCTGGTTGAACTTCCCGCTCACCCCATGCAGCGCGTGGTCGTGAACGGTAAGACCCGGATGAGTCCGAAGGACGTAAAGGGAGACCCCAACTACTTCGTCACAAAAGAAAACGGCAAGGACGTTATCTTTGAGGTCAAGAACAAGAGGCTGGGCGACAGCCTGTCGAAGATTCAGTCCTTTGGGGGTTCACTCCCTGACCTGATCTTGTCCCGCATGGCGAGGCTGACCCGCCTGATGTCTCAGTTGCAGACATCATATAACCCTGAGTTCCTTGTCGCCAACTTCCTGCGTGACGTGCAGGCGGCCATGATCCAGTCTGGTCAGTACAGCCCGGATGCGTGGCAGAAGATCAGCAAGAAGGCTATGGTCTATGCCGGTCAAGCGGTAGGCGAGAGGCTGGGCAAGAAAGACCCGGTCCTTGAGGCAAAAATGGACAGGCTGTCTGAGCTTGGTGGCCTGACTGGTGTGTATGGTCTCACCTCCATTGAGGACCAGATGCAGCAGATCACCAGAGAGCTGAACGACATTGACCCGCAGGACAAGAACGCCGGGGCCAAGGCTCTCCGGCTATCCATGAAGGCAATAGGCAAGGGCTTTAAGTATCTGGAAGACCTCAACGATTCCGTTGAGGGGGCTACCCGTCTAGCCGTGTTTGAGGCTTTCAGGGAGCAGGGCTGGAGCGAGGAGCGCGCGGCTCAGGCGGCTAAGGACATGACTGTCAACTTCAACCGCAAGGGGGAGTGGGGGCCGTACATGAACGCGGCCTATATGTTCTTCAACGCTGCCACCCAAGGCACCGCCACTCTCATGCAGGCGGCGACCAGTCCTCGCGTACAAAAGGTGATCATGGGAATCATGGTCGCTGGCGTTCTGCAAGAGGTGCTTATGTCGGCTCTCTCGCCAGAGGATGAATACGGCACCAGCGAGTACGATAAGATCGAGGATTACATCCTTGAGAAGAACATGGTCATCATGCTGGGAGGCGGGAACTATCTGAAGATCCCCATGCCGCTTGGGTACAATGTCTTCCATACCGCTGGCCGGAACATGGCGCGCGTAGCGATGGGCAAGAGCGGTCCGTTGGATGCTGCTATGAAAACGGGCTCCTCCGTCCTGTCGGCGTTCAACCCCTTCGGCACCAACGGAAGTTGGGTGTCTGCCATCTTCCCGTCTGTGTTCAGACCTATGGTCGAAACAGCTGTAAATACTGACTTCACTGGCAAGCCCATTCACCCGACCGGTATGCCGGGCCTTGAGCAGCCAGCCTCTCAGTCGTTCTTCCCGTCAACATCTCAGACCAGCCAAGGCATTGCTGACGTGGCTTCTCGCCTCACTGGCGGGGATAGTGCCTACACCCCCGGCGCTATTGAGGTTCACCCCGACGACATTGACCACATGGCCGGGGCATACCTTGGCGGCATGGGCCGGTTTGTTGGAAGGGTCGGGAACCTGATGGGTTTTGCCATTGATCCGCAAAGCAAGGCCGTTGAGGGAAGAGAGCTGGCCGCAAGAGACTGGCCGCTCTACAGGTCGTTTGGCGGCAATGTCAGTGGCGCATCTATCCGCACCTCTTACGACAAGCTGATCACGCCCTACCTTCAGTTCGGTAGGTCTGTCGATCAGTTCGAGAGTGAAGGCAACTACGAGGCGGTGAACAGTCTGCTGGCCCGCAGTCCCGAGCGGATGATGATCTACGACTTCGCGGCTGACATGGAGCGCGAACGCATCAAGACGAGGCGAGAGATTAGAGAGGTCCAAACGGACCCTCAGATGGACGACGCCTCTAAGGTGGCCATCGTTAAGCAGCTGCGTGACGAAGAGCAGGTTCTCATGAACCTCACCATCCAGCAAATCAGGGAACTGGAACGTCAGGCGGGGCTATAAGGATATACTCTCCGGGCCTACCGGAATCCCCTATCGTCCGTATGTCCCACCCCATAGACCGAAGCCTGCGGATGTTCTCATACAGGGTGTGCTGACTGTGAGAGCATTGTCTCCAGTCGGTTCCCTTTAGAGGGCCTTCTTGGAGGCGGGCAATCAGCCTAGGGAGGGCAGAGTTCTTTCGCATAGCTTCCGTGGATTGGTGTGCCGGAGAGGGACTTGAACCCCCACCTCCTCCGCGTACGGGGCGCCCCTACCAGTTGGACCACCCGGCACATTGGCGCGCCCTTCAGGGTTTGAACCTGAAACCCCCAGCTTAGAAGGCTGGTGCTCTATCCAGTTGAGCTAAGGGCGCAGAAGACCGGGGCAGTAAGCGTTCCACCCCGGTCCATGGTCTGTCCAGTCTTCATCCAGACATTCCTACTCAGCTGAAGACCCACCGCCGGGTTGCAGATCAACAGTCTCTGGGGCAAGTTCAGGATCCACCCCAGTTTGGCTGCTGGGTGCGTTGGTTCCCAGAACAGCCGCCAGCCGGAGCCTTGTTTGCTCCGACAAAAGGTCACGGTTCACGCGCTTGGCGATGGACGCGACCAATGCTTCTTCTCGTGTATCCTGACTGAAGCGCCAGTCAACCCCCTTTACGATGTTGGGGTGTGAATGAATGAAAGACCTGATCTGCCCTTCCACGATAGGGCGGATGATCTTGGCGAGATCGTCGTCAATCACAGGCATTAAACAATCATCTTCTTCAGCGTCACGCTCGCCACGTAAACGTCGTGGCCATAAGGGTCGTCAACAGTGAGGGCCTTGATGATCTTGGCTTCCGCCTCATCTTCGCTGTCTGCCTCCACAATCTCATCCTCAGTCGTGATGTATCTGTTGTCGGGGTAGTCTTGGTGCTGAAGCACCACGCGGGCGCGGAAGATCATTTCTCTCTCCTAAGGTTCCTGCCCCTTGTCCACGTTCTCCAGCTTTCAGGTCACTGATCCTACTGATAGGGGTTCACACGCACACCAGATTTCTCAGATCTGGTGCTGGCGGAAAGATGCGCCTGGTATGGGCCTACTTCTGATATTCCATAGAGCGCCGCGACTGTGCTTTGCTGTTTGGACATATAGGTTCGACCGCCACAGGGTGCATCCCAAAGAGGCTGGGTCTGGTTGATATACCCGACAAGTGGGTTGTCTTGGCTGCAACACGCAATCGTGGTGCCTCGACGGAATAGGCTTTCACCTACCCCTTCCTTTCTCTCGCGGGCAGGAAGTTAAATAGTCTGGACTTACCCCCTTCACCAGCCCGTCAATGTAGCGGGAACCGTGTACTGGTGTTGACGCTCATACATACGCGAGCGCAGGTGGGTCTTGATGTAGGGCCCCGTCCGTCTGGGCCGCCCTTAAAGGTCACACGGGCCGCATTTATTGGAGGCGAGGGAAGTAGCCCTGCGCCTCAAGTTCTTGACGGAGCGTAGCCATAGCTTCGGTGGCCGTCAATACCCTTGGATGGTGTTCACCAAGAGTTGATTTGATGAAGGGCAGCACACCCTCAAACGCCAACACGGCGGCGCACAGGCGTTCTGCCAGCTCCTTGTTGTATCTGGTATCAGTCACAGGGCTCCCAGTCTTCCAATGGCCTGCTTGGCCAGCTTACGTTGATTAGACCCCTTGCAGTAGTGGTCCACTTGGCGAGAGGACTTCCACCCACCAACAGCCATGATCTCCTGCGTAGAGGCGCCCTTCTCGGCGAGGTTGACCGCCGTCAGTTTGCGAAGCCCATGGAACACCATATCGTCGGGCAAACCAAGAGCGATGCGGGTGTCCCGAAAACGACCACGAAACTCATGCGGGGTGTAGGGCCTGCCGTCTTTCATGGCAATGATGTAATCGGACTTGCTGCCCTGAGAGTGCTTCTTCAGGGCGGCCTTCAGCTTAGGGTGCAGGGGAATGTGAAGCGGCTGCTTCGTCTTCATCTGCACAACATCCAGACCGCCGTCCCGGATGTCGTTCCACTTCATGGTCAGGACATCACTCATCCGCTGGCCGGTGTAATAGGCCAGCTTCACAGCCATGCCCACAGTGTCGCTGGAGCCCTTCAGGAAGGCGTCTACTTCCTTCTGGGTCCAAGGTCGGTACTCACCAGTAGCAGGCGTGGTGAGGCCTACACAGGGGTCCTTGGTCATCTCTTCCAGCGAGCGAGCGTAGCTGAACAAAGCGCGAACGCGGGACAGAAAGATGTGAGCGTTGCCAGCAGGCAGGCCGTCGATAACCGTGCTTATCTCAGCCTTGGTGATGGTGTCCAGAAGCCGGTCCTTGAACGGTTCCAGCCATCGGTAGGTCTTCTCGGTATTTCTTCGGGTGGCCGGAGCAAGAAGCCGGTTGTGCCGACTGCCCCGGTATGAGCTGATCAGGTCAGCTATCGTCCAAGTAGGATTGGGCAAGCTCACGGAATCTCCTTCTTACATCTTCATTGGTGGCGATCTCTGATCGAGAAGCGATCCCCAGCACTAGCCTAAGGCCATCGGCAGCAGACGCCTCTGTCATCTCCTGAGCCCAGCCCCTGCTCCACATCCAAGTGGCAAAGGCGGGTGTGCGGCACAGCTGACCAGCATACCGAACATCCTTCTCGGCATCGCTCAACAGGGGCTTCGGCTGCTCATGCTCATCCAACTCAACGGCGGCGATCATGTACCTCGCCCCAACGAGCGCCCGAAGAACTTCCTCGGGTGCATCGTTAGGGTGAACCGCAAGGATGAGCTTCCACCCATCCTTGGTCTGGTTCATGGCGATCTTCACCGCCTCGAAGTGAACGGCGTGTTTGCTAGGCAAATCCGCCATCAGGTTACAGGCCCAGCTGCCGACGAATAACTTCCTCCATCCGGGCTTTAACGAAGCCGTCGATCAGAGAAAGGGTTTCGGGTTGCTCCAGCTTCTTCTGGATCAGCTGAGTGATCAGCCCATCCAGAGCCGCCGCCTTCTCACCGGTCGGAATACCTTCAGGCTTAATGACCGCGCGCTCTTCGTCGATCATGGTCTGCGTCTTCGGACCCTTGAAGCTGTTGGGCGTAACAAGGGGGTCGATCCGCACAGGAGCCGGTGCTTGCTCCACGAGCCAGCGGGTCAGGCCGTGACGCTTGATGCGACCGGCAATGACTTCGCTCTTCACCGCCCGGTAGATGCTGACAGCACTGAAGCCAAGGTCGGCGAGCTTCTCGACCATAGTGCGAAGAGGCCAGCGACCACGACTGTCAGAGATCTTGGGCGCCATAAGAATGACTTGCTCAACGATCTGTTCAGAGCGGCTGAGGCCTCTCGGCTTTTGTCCGACAGCCATATAGAACGGCCCATTCTTGTTCGGGTGGATGGGGGGTGGGAAGCTGCCGACAGGCTTCACCTTGACCTGAGGGCTTTCGGCGGGGCTGTCCACCATTTCGGCAGGGTCGCTTTTGGAGAACCGGGGCGACAGAAGTCGAACCCGGCGGAAACCGCGCAGCCCAGTGGGGTCGGACCACTGGAAGGTGGTTGACGACACAGAGGAATGCGGAAGACCCAGATCCTCACGGATAGCCTTCATGGTTTCGGTAGTCTGAAACACGCCGTCCTTGTTGGCGCGCTTCAGGATTTCTTCGTGGACCCGGTGGTAGTTGCCGGACTTACCACGCCGCTTTTCACGCTGCGGCCGGTAGGCGGTGTTGTCTCTCACACGTTGCACGCTCATGTCTCTCTCCTCGGATTTCCTTAAAATGGAATATCGTCGTTAACGTCGTAGGCCGGTGGTGGTGCGGCTTGGACTTGGGCTCTCGGTCTCGGGGTCTGTGCCTTGTTGGGGTCCCAAGGCTCCTCGACAGACAGGCTGACAAAGGTCTTCCCAGCGCCGGAGGTCTTACGCCAGCCCTTGACCGCAATCTTGGGCTCACGTCCTTCAGCGATTTCCTTGGTGACGTACAGGATCAGTTCCCTGCTGAGCACCACGTTGCCGGTGAAGTCCGGTTGGTTGGGCGCTGTCTTCCTGTCGTTGGTGAACAGAACACCCTTGTTGGTATTGTCGAAGGTCGTCACGCATCAGCTCCTTTCAGCTGGGTCTTGCGGGTCTTAAAGCCAGCGATCAGGGATTTGTAACCCTCTGGGTCTGCTGTCTTAAGCTGGTTGAACGTGCTCTCGTTGTCCGTCCAGTATTTGGTCAGCTCTTCCTCGGTGGAGGCGGAGCCGATGAAGGCAACGGACAGTTCCGTGAAGGCCTTGGCGTCTGCCGCAAAGGCTCCTGTGTCAGCAGGGCGTACTGAAGCTGGGGATGGGTGTGCTGTTCCCCCAAGGTCGAACGCATCCGGTTCAGCGCCTTGGCCTTTCGGCTTTGCCGCACCCTTGCCCCGTCCCTGCCCACCTCCAGCATTAGCTGGTCCAGCGTCGAAAACGGCATTGTCGGTTGCGTCGGCATCCTTCTCTCCCGTGACGACGTGGAAGGTGGTGCGAAGAAACAGCTTGTCCAGATAGGACATACTGGAACCAGCGGTCTGTGCCCCTTGCAGGGGGTGGGTGATCGTGGCCCTGAAGAAGGAGGAGATGATATCTCCCTCCTCGTGCATTACATCTACCTCGTAGGTGGTCCTGACGGCGGTCTCCATTCGGGAGCGCCCTTGCACCTCAAAGGTCTCGCACGACACCTCCCTCACTCTCCATGTGAGCCCGTGCTTCAGAACGATCGGAGCAACCTGTTCGTAAAACCCATCAATCGGGACGTACGCATAGTTGCCGTGGGCGTTTTGCTCTCCCTTGCGAAGATGGGGGATCTCTTTGGCGGCGGCCACCAGAGCTGTATGGATTTTTTTAGACATGAGACCAGGACTTTCTCTGACACACCGAGTTGATTGTAGTCTGTGATACGCCATACTCCTTGGCCAAGGAGGGCTGTGTTTCTCCGTCAGCGTATCGACGACGGATTTCCATAACCCCGGCGTCGGTCAGCTTGGCTCGGTTAAATCGCTCGCCGCGAGCATGACGATCTCGGTCTTTTGCGTCCTGAACATTCTCCCGGCGGGTTCCAACCACAAGATGGTCTGGGTTCACACACAATCTTACGTCGCATTTATGACGGACAACCAACCCTTCGGGGATCTCCCCCTTGAAGTGTTCGTACGAAATACGGTGGCCTGGGTGCGGTCGCTGGTTTCCTCTTGTTGTACCAACCTGTATCTGGGAATAGCCGTTCTGGCCGGGAGAGCCCGACCAAAGCCAGCACCCCCCGTTCGTGTCAGGCTCAATCCTTTCGAGGAGCCTTTCTATTGCGGGTCTCAAAGCTGTTCTTCCTCTTTGCGAATGGACGAGAAGGAATGGCCTTCTTGGGTTTCGTCAGGCCGAGACGTTTCTTGCGAAGCCGTCTAGCCTTGGCGATTGCCTTCACGTCCTGTCGGGTCTTTTCCTTATGACAGGGCGGATGCAGTCCTCGAAAGTTGTCCACCTCATTGGAGCCTCCCAGTTCGAGCGGTATCCAGTGATCCCATTCGGCATCGCTGACACTGACCTCTGATCGGCAGATCGGACAATGGGGGTGGGATTTTAGAACGTCAAGCTTTTCTTTCGCTGAAAGCGAACGCCGCTTTTCCGGCTGGACTTCCTCGATTTTCCAGCCGGTCGGCTTCACAGTTTGCGGCGAGGCGGTTTGTTGAAGTTGATTTCGTCGATGCCGAGATCGTCCTTGATCTCATTGCGGCTGAGCGCCCGAGAGTTGACCACGTTGCCCAGACCATCGACCTGCATGGACAGGCCTTGGATTTCCCCGTCAATGATATCCGGATTGCTCTTGAGCGTGTTGGTTACAGGGTCAAACACGGCATGACCAGACTGAACCATGCCCTCGATGATGGCACCAATCAGTTCTTCAGGGATACCGTCGGGAGCCACAATGCTGAGGCCCAGCATGGTGTATCTCTTCATGCCCTCAGGGATAGGTTTGTCTTCTTCATTCATCGCTATCTCCTTTTGCGATCAGCTCTTGCGCGTCGTATTCATCTATGGCCGCGCGCATTCTTCGGATAAGCCTCAACATGGGGGCGTTAAGCGGATCGGTCGAAGACAAAGTTCCGTCAACATCTGCAATAGCCCTGATGAAGGCAACCAAATCGTTCCACTCAATGGCGTAGTCGACCTTTTCATCACTCATAGATACTTCCCCTCTGTCCGGGTTCGTTGGAGTTGGTGCAGGCGTGGCGATGGTCGGTGGCATGGGGGCACCGCTTGTTCCCGCAGGTGGCGCAAACATTAAAGCGCACCACACGAGGATCGAAAATCTCCTCGACCGACGGAACGAACAGTTCTTCCTTGACCCACTCGTCAACGCAGGTCAGGCACCAGCAGCCCTTCGGGTTGTGCATCCTATCCTCCCCGTCTGTCACCCAATGGGCGACCGCAGCATGGGCACAGGCCAATGTCCTTAGCTTCAGCCCGTTGAATGCCGACCGTGATGGCGGCCTTGTTCACACCAAACATCCTAGCAATGTGAGATCGCTTAACGCCCATAGCGTCTAGCCTCCGCCACGCATCTATACGGGCGGATGAAAGGTTCGCGGTCTTTCGACCGGCGCCATACATTACGTCTGGATCTGGCAGCCCATAGTCGGCGACAACATCCAGCAGAACCCCGCCATGAACGGGGTCAACATCCTGCCCTCCGATACGGATGGGTGTAAACATTACTCATTCCCTACTCTTCAAATACCCACGACTTGCCAGAACAGATCTTGCTGACCTGTCCGGGGTCGATGGAAAACATCCTGCTCAGGTCTTTGTTCTTCACGCCGTATAGCTTCAGCACACGCATAGTGTCTACTTCATGCCGGAGCAATCTCGCCCTTCCCCTTCCGTGAATGGCCTCGTCCGCCTTGTTGTCGGTGTAGGTCCCGTACTTGAGATTGGAAGGCCGGTTGTTCGTCAGGTCCCCATCCTCATGTCTGGTGATCTGACCGTCTGGCCTAGGGCCATGGAAGGCCAGAGCCACAAGGGCGTGGACTGCGTGGTAGTTCTGCTTCTCGGAACCGATGGCCCTTGCCGTCACATAAAGGTGGCCGTACTTGTTGCCGGGATTGGGCGTCAACACCTTGCCGGGACAGAACTGCGGCGCGCCGTTCTTTCGGACAATCGTTCTCGGCGTGGAACGAACCCGCCCCTCGCTGCTGGCCTCAAGGTAGAAACCCGGAACCGGAAGCCAAACCTCACTCATTGTCTCTCCGCCTTCAGCCTCTTGTACTCCGCGAACTGATCACAGAAGGCCGACACTTCGCAATACCCGCCCTCGCACTTCGTTCTTTCGCCCAGCCTTGTTTCCATGCTGTTCTTGGTCTTGATCGCCTTGTCTAGCGCCTCATCCTTGCTGGAGTGCAGGGAGATTGCCCTCGAACTTCCCGGCTTCTTCACAGCGTACACAGTGGGCTTCTCCCACATTTCATCTGGAGTGCAGGGCGGTAGCGGTTCACCCCATTCAGCCTTCCGGTAAGCCTCCTTGTGCAGGGCTATCCTGCTCAGCAGGTACTGCTCCCTTGCCTTGAAGCCCCACAAGGGAATGTCCACCATGACCACTGGGGTTCTTGGGTAGTCAGGATTTCTGTCGGCCTCAAACCGTTTCCAGTCCCTGATGATGGCACCGATCTGAATGTCCTTGACGGTGTGACCGTTCTCCTTCTCGACCAGATAGGCATAGGAGTTGAGCTGCCGTTCCCAGTCGGGCTTGTTGTTCATAACCGCCCATGCGCCCGTGACCTTCCAGTCTCGGATACCGACCTGACCATCGGTGAAGTGCTGAACGTCGATGCCGCCAGAGATCTTCCAGCCGTCAAGAACGGTGTCGATGCGCTCCTCGGCAATGTAGTCATCCAGACCCGCGCTGCCCTCCTCCAGCATGTTGTGAACGGTGGTGCCGAACACAGACCAGAGCCGGTCCATCACGTCGGTCTCAATGTCGGCATGGTGTTTCGAGCGCAGGACGTTAACGCGCGGAGACCCCATCAGTCCCGTGATCGAGATGCGCGCATCCCCCTTCGAGTACTTGTCAGCCGACAGGGCGCGGACAAGGGGCTCAGGCAGACGGTGCTTGTTGGTGAACTTCACTACTCTTCCTCGTACAAAATCCTCAGCTTCTTTTCGACAATACCAACCCTGACCGCGTGTTCCCTCCCGTCTGCGCCATAGAACTTCATCCAGAGAGCGGCATCGTCCATCCTCTCAACCCGAACCATGGACACATCGTTGAGAACCAGATCGTCAAGCTGGCCATCGTCATCCAAATCAATCCTGTCCATCACTTCACTTCCTTCCCGTCAGCCCACACTTCACAGTCAGTCTCCACCACCACGCGGGCGCCGCAGGGCAGGATGGGGTTGGCAAAGTCAGCCCGGAACCGGGCAACAACAATACCGTCCTTCACCACCTGAATGTCATTGCTGTACACCCCCTTGCCTCGCTTTCCCACACGCGCCGTCAAGGCAGGGTCGCTCCTACCGCGCTTGCGGTTGTTGTCGATGACCTGTCTATTGATGTGGATGTACTTCACGCTTCCGCAAGCTCCTCGCCCGTCTCGCCGTCTAGGATGGGCTCCATGAAACATCTCGTCATCTGAACCATCACCTGTGTGAAGTCTTCAGTGTCTGAGATAATGCCAGAGGGCATGGCAGACCAGTTGTTAACTTTGCCCTCGTTATCGTAATAGACCTCATGGACAGAGAAAACATAATCTTCCCCGTCCTTGTGTCTCATGCGCCTGTAGTTCCACGGCATCAGTTAAGCGGGCCTTCTGCGGTGGTGGCGTCGAGGCCGACCTTTTCGGCACTCATCGGATTGACCGGGTTCATCCCAACCTGCTTGCAGAACTGGAGATAGTCAATCGCCAGCAGCTTCACGGTCAGGCCGATGATTTCGTTGTCGGCGTTGTCCTCAATGAGGTTGGCCAGAACGACCGCCTTCTCAAAGATCTCCCGCTTGTAGTCTGTGTTGTCGGCCATCATGCGGCTCCCTTGTTGGTTCCAATGCGAGACAGGATAAAGCCCCTGTCTCCTTCAGCTTTTGGCTTTGGCGCAGCGTACATGAGACCGGCGTGCTCATCGCAGTAGGTCTCACCCTCTCTGGTGGGCGCAGCACAGAACATAAACGGGTTGTTTACCCCGTCATGCATACGAGGAGCTTCACCCACAGCTGCCCTGCATTGCCGATAGCCCAGTTCAGTTATGGTCTTGGCACCCTCCACCATCGGCAGGACGCCGGGACGGACGGGCTTAAGTTGCCCGGTCGCTGCGCTCCTCACCCGAACTGGTTCCGGAGCGGGGGCCACAGTCTTGATCTTACTGGTCACGACCCTCTCCTTTCTTGGTTTGGGCTTAGGCTTCTGCCTGTTTGCGTGGGCGGTGAGTATCTTGTGGTTGGGTTTTTTGATGTCCCTGCCCTTGAGTATGAGGCGGGACTTTCTTCCGGCGATTGCGTTTCGGGTTAGCTTACCCCCTATCGGCCTTGTAACATTAAGGCCGCTAGCAACCTGTCGGTAGGTCCAGCCCATATTGATCATGTCAATAAGGTACTGGTCCTCCTCCTCCGTCCATTCTGTTTTGATCACAGGTCCTTTCGGCTGTACCCCTCCGGGTTCGCTCCGAAGAGGATCTTCCAGCAGATCAACAGCCGGGATGTGAAGGTCGTCCATGCGCTGCCAGACTCCGTGAAATAGCGGGCTTGTTGGGGGATCACGTCCTCCCTCATGCTGGCGCCCAGCAGAGGGCCTCCCGTGATGCGTTGGGAGATGGCGTTGCCGGGGCCTTTGCCAGCCCGAGCGTCGGCGCCGAAGGGAACCGACCCGATGACAATGAAGTCCATGTCCGGGCAAGTCGTCTCGATGTGGCGAGAAGCGGCCTCAACTCCAGCCCGAGAGATGTCTTCCGCTTCGTCAGCGTTGTACCGGGCCATGCGGGCGGCCTGCTGAAGCCTCCGCAGAAGGCCAGCTTCGACCGGGTTCGCGGTCACACCGGGGGGCAGTCCTTTGTTTTTCCACGGCATTGCTTTACTCCTCAGGTTCGACGGCCAACGGGCCGGGGTTTTCCCACCCAAGAGTGGGGATGATGATGATGTCTGCACCCGGATGCATCTTAAGAACAGAAGCGGGTGAGGACGCAAACGGCTGAGCCATCTTTTTGAGCTTACGATGCCTCAGGTCTGCATGAATGTAGGCCGCAACATCAGACACAGACACATCTTTCATGGAGTGCTGAAAGTCTGGAACGTAAATCACCCCATCCAGAAGGGCGACTGGGTAGGAATGTGGCGGTTGCCAATCGGTATGCACAGTAACTCCTGTGGACAAAGAGAGAACGAAATCAACATATAGTTGACCGTGGTAGATCGTGGTCTATGGGTTGTGTCCAGCCTACTCACGAAAGGACTGGCCATGTCTCCTGTCGGACGAACGGAACCGTTCACCTTCTGGATCGACGGCGCTCCCTATAGTAAGGCGAACAGCCGCCGACTTGTCAACGTGAAAACGCCAAGCGGAAGTCGGCTTCGATCAATCAAAAGTGAAAACGCTCTGGCATTCTCAAATGCCTTTCTCGCTCAGTGCCCGGTGCTTCCGCTCCTGTTCACCGAGGACGTTCACCTTGATATGGACATCTACTACCCAGACCGGCGAAGGGACCTAGACGAAAGCCTTGTCCTAGATCTGATGCAAGGGACCATCTACGCCAACGACAGGCAGGTCAAATCAAGGCGGGTCAGGTGGGGGCTTAGCGCCATCAAGCCGGGGATTCTGGTTACGGTTCGCCTGATGACATCGGCAGACTACGCAGGAGGGACAGAATGACCGACTGGATGGACCCAGAAGATCTGGACGGGGCGTGGGACAGGCTGGACCACGAAGACAAGAAGTATGTTATGATGTGGAGAGCGGTCATCTCACAGAGCATACGCGACATGGCAAGCGTGGATGCAGCTGTGGCTCTTGAGGCCGCTGTATGGCTGGACACCAACGACTACCGTCAGGTCTGTGAGCTGGCTTTGCTAGAGCCGGTATCGCTCAGCACCGCCATTCGAGAGGCAATGGAATCAGACAACCCCATCTACCGAAAGGTTCTGACCTGCCAGCTGTCAGACATGATTACCTCTTGGGATGGACCGGCCAGTCAGGATCAAGAACCAGCCTGATCTTTCTTGGCCACGGCCTTGTAGGGAACAAAGCGGTTGCCCGGCCTGAGTTCTCCCTTCTCCCAGTAGAACTCAGCTTCACTCAAGGGCAAGCTGGCAAGCTCTTGCCCTATCTGGACCAGCACCTCAGATAGTTGGGGTGCATCGGTTTCAGGATGCTTCACGGCGTTAGCCGAAGGCACCTTCTTCGTTCCCCGATAGCAGCCGTTGACGGGCTCGCCAAGCTGCACCGTGGTCTTGTGGTTTCCCTTCTCATCACGGACATACTTGCCGTGCTCGATGACCAGAACTGTACGGCGGTGCTTGCCCCACTTAGAGCCCTTCTTGGCCTTGACCATAAGGCGGCGGGCAGTTCCATCGCCTTCTGGCACAACGACCTGCGGCTTCTTCGGCATTGGTTAATCTCCTCGATCACGAAAATGTGATTGGCTGTTGGCCAACGGTTCGTGGCAACAGGCCGGTTCCTCCATCGCTTTCGGAAACCGGCGCGGCGATGGTTGTAGGGTAGCGTGGGACCGAACATAACCCAAGGGCAGTCCAAAGACAGAAGCCCGTTCGGCAGGTGGGAGGTTCACCTGACTGTAGCTGTCAAGGCGTGTCTCTCTTCCTGAGGCCCGCTGTCCGCAAGTGCCGACTGGCTCCGTCGTTACGGCGCAAGTGGCCCCGGAATGGGAACGCCCGTCACCCAGAGGCTATGCTTCTGGACCGGGTAGTTCTTCTATTCGTCCGGGTCCACTTCATACCTCCTTCACCATCGTTACAACCCTATTAGGGTTCCTTAAGGTTACAGGTTCCTTAAGGTAATGGAGGGCTATGGGTATTGATTATTCAGTTCTTCCAGCCATACATTTAGCAAGGTAAATAATAACCTCACGGCATTGTTCCTTGTTCAGCCCAACGTACCAGCCGCGACCACCGGCACCGTCCATCGTGTTGACGGCCGCAATGTCGTCACCCTCCTCCGTGTGTCTTTGGTCAAATGTGATTTGACCTCCGCACATAGTCTTGGTCTCAATCAGCAAATCAGGCATTTTCTTCTTCGTCATGGCAGGTCTCTGGACATCTTGATGAGTTCACGGGCCAGGCAGATAACCTGATCTTTGGTTAGGCCGCATTGCCACCCCCTTCTGAATCCAGATGGATCTGCTTCAGGGCGGTAATCAGCGGTTGACCTGACGAGGATTTTCCCCTCTTCTTTTTCCAGCCTCAGCGTTATCGAACCGCCGATGCCGTGTTCGTCGAACGGGTTATTCGATTGAACGACGACAGAGTCACCCAGATTGGTTTTGGTTTTGATCGCTTCAACGATGGGCATGAAGATCTCCTTGACAGGGTTTTAGCCCTGTGTTTTTTGAAGTGAGAAGCATGGAGAGGTGGGTTGAGACAGCTAGCTGCGGAAGCGCCTTTCCAGATCACGTCCCTTGGCGCCGGCTCCCATCGCATCACCTGTCCTGAGTGCTCAGAGGGCAGGAAGAAAAGGACTGAGAGGTGCCTCTCGGTCACGGTTGACCGTGGTGAGTGGCGATGGTTTTGCCACAACTGCAACTGGGCTGGCGTCCACTCAAACAAAACGGAACCCTACAGAATGACCCCTACCCCCTTCCCAACCACTGAAGTGTTTCTGTCAGCCGTTGAGGACGCTGTCGATGTGGTTGGTCCCAAGACCCTGTCCGACGCAGCCCTTGGGTGGCTAGCGAGAAGGGCGATCTCAGCCAGCACCGCAGAGGCAGAGGGCGTGTTCAGTTCTGTCTATGGCTTTCCCGGCAACGGCAGGCATGAGGGCGTGTGGTTCCCCTACATCGACGAGAAGGGCAAACCCTACGCACACAAGATCCGCACAGGGGACAGCAAGCTGTTTGTGCAGGCTGGTGGTGCAGGAACTTTCTGGAGGTCGGAGAAGATTGAGCCAGAGAAGGATCTCTACATCGTTGAGGGAGAGATGGATGCCCTCTCTCTGGTAGAGGTTGGTGAAGGTAACGTGGTGTCCGTTCCGAACGGGGCGCCTCTTAAGGTGAGTGATGGTAAGATCACGCCGGAGGAGGACAAGCGCTTCAAGTACGTCTGGTCTGGTAAGGACATCCTCGCCAACGCCAGCCGCATCATCATCGCCGTTGATAACGATGAGCCTGGTAAGGCCCTAGGGGAGGAGCTTGCTCGCCGCATTGGTAAGGCTAGAGCGTGGCGGATTGTCTGGCCTGAGGGATGCAAGGACGCCAACGATGTTCTCGTGAAAGAGGGCGTCGAGAAGCTGAAGCATTGCCTTGCTAACCCTGAGCCGTGGCCCATCGCTGGTGTGTATGGCGCATCCCATTACGAACAGGGCGTCAGGGCCCTTTACACGGGCGGCCTTGGCAAAGGCATGACAACGGGGTTCACCGCCCTTGATGACCTTTACACGGTGGTTCCGGGGCATCTGTGTGTGATCACCGGAGCGCCCGGCTCGGGCAAAACGACATTCCTCAACGCCGTGATGGTCAACATGGCCCGTGAACACGACTGGCGTTTCGCTATCTGGTCAACGGAAACCACACCAGAGGTGCAGATCTCATGCCTTGCGGCGCTCTATGTGGAGAAACCCTTCTTCGGTGGAGGAGATCTCCCACGCATCACGGATACGGAACTGGATGCGGCGCTTGAGTGGGTCAATGATCACTTCGTGTTCCTGACCGGAGACGGGGGGAGCACCAGCCCGGACAGCGTGATCGACAGGCTTAAGACTTCTGTCCTCAGGTATGGCGTGAGGGGCGCTGTTGTTGACCCTGCATCCTACCTTGCCAGACCTAAGGCTGACGGCGATGGTTCGTCCGACCCTGTTGGCCACATGCTGGAGGCGTTCAAGGGGTTCGCTGTGTCTCATGACGTGGCTCTCTGGTTGATTGCCCACCCCTACAAGCTCAGACCAAACGTCGATGGGAGCACTGTGGTTCCGAAGGGGTACGAGATCAGCGGCTCAGCTAGCTGGTACAACCGGCCGGACTTTGGCCTGACTATCCACCGCCCAGTGGAAGACCGACGCATAACGGAAGTCCACAACTGGAAGACCCGCTTTGCATGGACGGGCTCAGAGGGAAAGGCTGACCTTCACCATGACAGAGAGACGGGGCGGTACTCAGACCAGCCATTCGCCCATCAGGGACGGAAGGTTATTTTCTCTGTTCTTGATCAGGGGGGGAATAAAATGGCGGACCCGTGGGATCTAGGTTGAGGGTCTTCTTTATCCTGTGGAGACGGTCTCGACAGATGGCGTCTCCAACCCTTCCACCCCTAACTGACTGGGCTGTGTAAGAAGTGTGCCCGTTCTGGGTGTGGCGTAGTGTGGCGACATACTCCTTGGTTAGGAGGGATAGATGCCTCAGCACGACACTCCTGTCGGTACTCGCGTCCATGCTATTCCTCCGGATTGCGTGGCGGAAAGAACCTGTTGATCAGGAACAACACAACCAAAGGCCAGATCAGTCCCGTCAGGATGATCATCATCACAGCCATCTTTCCTTGAAACAGGGATTGCTTCAGAAAGTGAGCGCGAAGAATGGCGTACCCAGAGGCGGCGATGATGCCGCAGGCCACGTAGGCCCACGCCGCCACAACCATGAAGTTGATGAAGTATTCAAGGATCATTGGATTAGGCGCTCTCTTTCTCGTTGTGCTGTTTTGCCTGAGCTTCAATCGCCTTATTCGACAGCTCAAGAATACTCTTTGCGGCCATCAGCAGCATATCCTTGTGCCTGATCTTGTTGACAAGGAGAGAGATAAGGTCGGCCTGAACCATTGCCACGCCTGAGTACAGGGTGGTGAGCATGGCGAAGAACCACAGATGCGGCGATGTCATGATGATGTACGCGCCAGTCCCCAGTGTGATGAAGAAGGCGATGGTCATGGGTTTCATGACGTTCTCCTTAGTTGAAACGGAACAGGAGGAGGGTGACCAGGAACAGCGAGAAGGTGGTCGCGCAAAGAAACCCCCACTCCCCCACCGTCTTGGTTGCCTTGATTGCCCTCCAATACCAGAAGGCGCTGAAGGAACAGAAGCCGAACAGCCCCCCAGTGAGGAGGACTAGGGTCCAGATAATAAGGCCGCTGATCATCACTTCACCTCATAGTCCTTGCCGTTGTAGACCAGCTTGCCGCGAACAGCTGCGCCGGGGCAGGCCTTCTTGAGGTCGTCGATCAGGTCTTCGGTTTCCTGAATGGCGTCGAAGGCGTTGGCGCTCTTGTTGTCAAACACCACCTCAAGGATTAGGGTGGCTGGCTGCTTGATTTGAGACTCAAGGAGCGCCTTCAGGTCGGACAGTTTAGGCATTATGATATTCCCTATGGACCAGAACAATGAGAAGCCGGACCGCCCCACTGATGAGGCGATGCAGCACTACGAAGGTTATCGAGAAGAGCCTGTGTCCGCAGCGGCGGGGGCTAAGACCCGTATGCGCAGGCTGGACGCATCGGAAATCGACAGGCTGTACATGAGAGGCTCCCTAACGCAGGACCAGCACACTACCCTTCAGGAGTTCACCCAAGACCTGTATGAAGCGGGTCTTGTGTTCTGCCCTAAGGCTGGCCTTGTTCAGTCAGGCACCTCCGGTCACGCTCAGTTCATCGCAGACCATGCTTTCCGCCGGGTCAAAAGAGTCAGCCGTCAGATGGAGATCTTGGCTGGCGGTATGAACGATGCGGCTAGGATGATTGTGATGAGCGCGCTGACTGATGACCGGAAGGTGAGCCCTAAAAACGAGGGGCTCATGAAGTATGCGGCCGATGTTCTCGCCGACTTCTATGACCCGCGCGCTTCCCGGTTGGCACGAACAGCAAAGATCAAGTGACGAGCGAAGGCCATAGCCTGCTCCTCTGTGATCGGCATCCAGCTGGACCTGCCGTCAGCGATGTACTGTAGGGAAAGAACGTCTTCGCCGTCACCCGGACGGCCTCGCAAATCCATAGCGTGTTTCTTGCCCGGACATGGAGGAAGGAATACTGTGTTCAGGTTCATGGTCTGGATGGACCAGCCATAAGAGGTGGGCACGCCGTCGTGTTTGGCTTCAGCCCAGCCGTAATAACCTGCGTGGTGTTCGTTCATTTCCTGTCCTTCATCCTTGCCGCCGCCTTGGCAAAAGCAACCGCCATCTCTAGGCACTCACGTTTCGACAGGTAAACGTAGTCATGTGACCCCGTCTGGAAGATGGCCAAATCAGTTCCGACACACCCAAAGCTTCCTTGCTTCCCTGCCCAAGGAAGATTTCCGCGACCAACACCGACAGTAAAGTAACTGTCGTCGTGTTTGGTCGGTCCAACTTCCACCGTGAAGATGGTTTCGGTTTCGTGGATTTTGTCCTTGTCCATCTCGTTCATTCTGCCATGTCCCTTGCTGCGATCATGAGCCACTTGGCAAGCTCAAGAGCGTCTCTCTTGTTCAGCCTGCGGAAGCGGGCTTCCTCGCCATCGTCGAGGGTGGAGAGAATGATGTGGTCCCGCTCGACGTAGTACGGCGTGCGGATGATCATCGCGTCTCCGTCTTCAAATGATTGATTGGGTGAGGGAGTGGCAAAGACAAACCCGTTACCGTATCCGGAGTTGAGGTCGTCTATGTAGATGGTCTTCATGGTTAGTCATCCATGTGAACGATGTTGCCGAACGGTGCCTTGTTCCAGCCGCCGGGCCAGACAACCCAGAGAACAGGGTAGTCAGGCCTCTCGCCGAAGTCGTGGCATTGCAGATCGGTGAAGTACACCAGAGCCTTGGGCTGGACGCCCATCTCCTTGACCTTCCTGAACACAGGAGAGAAGTTGGTGCCGCCACCGGTGATGGCCCTAGCAGGGATCTGGACATCATCATAAGGTCCGAACTCCTCCTGCCATGCAACACGGGTGTCGCAGGTCATAACGTCGATGGCTTCGGGCTGAAGGTCGATGTTGATCTTGCGCACCTCAGCGCAGAACTTCTCGACCAGAGAGCCGGAGACAGAGCCGGAAACGTCAACGGCCAGCACGATACGACCGGGGCCGAACTTCGAGGGACCGGGGAGGTACTCGCCCTGATGGACATAGCGACGGTTGGGTTTGGACCAAGAAGGTTCCTTCTGCTCGCCGCCACCGAGGAACTGACGCAGCTCATCCTTCCAGCTTTTCTTGCTGAGGAATGAGTCGGTGATCATCTGCTCCCACTCGCCGGGCATCTTGCCAGCCTTGCGGGCACGCTGAGCAGCACGGGCAACGCCCTCGCGGATCTTGTCCTCGGCGTCCTCGTCCTCGTCGCCCTGACCTTGGCCCTGACCTTCGCTTTCGCCCTTGGCCTTGGCTTCTTCTTCAGCATCCGTGCCGACATCAGGGGAGAAACACTTGCCGCTACTCTGAGCCTGTCGGGTGCGCTGGTTGTTCTTGTCCTGCCCCTCGCCGCTGGTTTCCACCAGCTTGCGGTAGCACTCCTCGACCGTCATGTCCTCAGCGCCGGGAAAGAAGAAGCTTTCGTTGGGCATGTCATAGCCCTTGCGACGAAGGTTGCCGTTGATGACGGCGTCACACGCCTTGTCGTAGATCTCGGGGCGCTTGTCGCCCATGCGGTAGGGGTGGCCGAACGCAACGTGTGCCGCCTCGTGAGCGAGGATGGTGGCGAACTTGGCGGGGCCATAAACCTCACGATAACGAACCACCCATTCGCTGTCGTACACGAGGAGACGACCGTTGGTGCCGATGGTCTTGATCTCCTTCTTGGCGTCGGGGCACAGACGCATCTGGTCGGTGATGTGACCGAAGAAGGGGTCTCGCTCGATCATGGACTCGATCGCTTCACGCACATACTGCGTGGCCTTGTACTGCTGTTCTTGTTTGCTCATCGGTCCCTCGAAAAGAAATGGGGGAGAGGATTGCTCCCCTCCCCCGCTGGTTGGATGTGCCGCCCGATTAGGAGAGGCCGTTGGCCTTCATCAGCTTGTCCAGAGTGGGCGAAGACATCCACGAGGTGATGTCCTTGCGGGCCATGATCTGGACCAGAGCGACCATCTGGCTGTCGGCGACGTGGCGGCTGATGTACTGAGCAATGGGCTCAGCATTTTCAGGGCGGCCGGTCAGGGCCAGATTGTCCAGCGCGGCGTTGCAGCCGGACAGGGTCTCCGGGATGGGTGCCGTCATCGGGTCGGCGATGATCTGCGCCATCGTCGGCATGTCCTCGGAGTCGGAGAGGAAGGCCATGACCTCGGCCTGCATCCCCTTGCCGACTGCGCCGCCGATCAAGGCGTTGCGAGCGCGCTTGTCCTTGACGGTGTGCAGGATACGGCTGACGAACTCCCAGCTGCGGGAGGTCGGCGACGCCACGGTGTCGGGGTTGAAGTTGTTGAGGCGGGACTGGTTGCTCTGGAGGAAGGCGAGCAGCCGGGGCTCGATGGGGCCGCACTTGGTGGCGTTCGGCAGCTGAGCCCACGCTTCCCAGTCGGCGAACTTGGCGTCGATTTCCAGATGGGTGAAGCGATTCTTCAGGTGGCTGGGCAGTTCCTGCGTGGCTGCACGGTCTTGACGACGGTTGCCGGCAGCAACGACGATCCAGCCGTCGGGCAGACGGTACTCGCCGCAGCGACGGTCGAGGACCAGCTCAGAGGCAGCGTTCTGGACAAGCGAGGTGGCTTGCGGGAACTCGTCGAGGAACAGGATGCCCCGACCCTCGCGCGGCAGGCCGCCGGGGGCAGCGAAGTGCATCTCGCGCAGGCCCTCGTTGACCTTGTCGTCGAGCAGATAGGGCAGGCCGCGCAGGTCCACCTGATCGAGCTGAACCAGACGCAGGTCGATGAAGCCGACACCTTCTTCTTCAGCCACTCCCTTCACGATGGCGGACTTGCCGACACCGGGCGGTCCCCAGAGGAACGGCGGCACCGCAGCGGAGCCAGCATTGAGCATCTCGCGGACGCATTGCTTGGCCACCATCGGCGAAACAACGGGGATGTCCGAAGTCTTTTGTTGAGCCATGTTGGTCTCCTTTATGGCTGTTGGGGTTGGTTGATCTTCTTCAGCCTCGCCTTGGCGATAGCTGGAAGGGGGTAGGCAGGGTCATTGACCTTAAGGTAGTCCATCATGACCTTGCGATGAGCGATAGCGGACAGGGTGTTGGTGTTAACATTATGCCGCTGCCATTGAATGGGGCTGCCAGCCTTGCGCCGGGGAATGCGCCACGCATCAGGCGACTGGTAAAACCGGAGAACTTCTCTCACAGCCTGAATACCAGCCGTCTTTAGGGCGTGCCTGTTGGCTACATACCCCCCACATGGAATGACGTTCCTGTAATGGAGGCTGAAGTATTTGCCGAACAGAAACGGCCACGCCTTGACCATCAATGCTGGCACCATGCCGGTTTGTTCGGCATTATTCATGGCCTTACTAATCTGGACGGCCAAATGAATGGCGCTACCAAGGGCTGGAAGACCAGCGTATTGAGCGGGCATGGGAACGCTGATGGTTTTGGTGGTGTGGTTGACCCGGAAGGTGCGACGGCGAGATGCCTTCCATTTGATAGACCAACCCTTCGGCACCGCCCTCATTGCATTCAAGACGTTAAGGGTAAGGCGCCTCTTGCTCTCTGCCCTCACTTCCCTTTTGCTGGGGACCTGAAACGGGTAGATGTCGTTTCTGTGTCGGCCTTGTTCGCCGTCATACCAATACGGGATGTTGCTCATGTTGTCCTCTGGGTGAACCAGTCAGTGGCAATCTGCTTTGCCACTCTTAGTGAACCGGCCTTCTTAAGCTGAGAGCAGGGACCACGGAGAAGCCTGACCCTGTAGTAGGGAGCGATCCTTTCTATGGTGGCCCATGTGACCTTGCCATCATGGCTGCGTAGCTGGTGCTGCGCTCCAGTCTGCCACCACTCAGGAATCATCTTGGTCGCCAGAAAGTTTTTCGTCCCTGACCATCCGCATAAGGTGCATGGCCAGCTGCTTTGCGTCATCAAACGAAAGGTTAAGGGCCGTGTATCCCATGCCGTCTTCACGAGAAGCAAGCTCTCCATCAAGGCCTGCGGAGTCAGCGTCCCAACACCCTAGCCTTATTCCTGTTCCGTTGCTCAACACAAACAGTAGAATCCGTCCGGGGCTTCCGTTAAAACTATGGACGGACATCTTGGCTTCTTCAAACTTACTCATCAAACAACTCCGCAAACCTGCCGCCGAATGAGTCTCCGCTGTTCTCGACCTTGCCAAGAACAGCGCCGCCCGACTCCCAGTCCCTGTTGATCTCAGTGGCAGAGCACATCTTGCGCCCGTCTCGGTGGACCACCAACGTGCACACGATCTCCTTCCTGTCCTCTCGCTTGGAGGGCATCACATCCACCTTGCCCTTGTCATAGGCAGCGGCCCACGCTTCAGCGAAGAAGGCGTACATCTGCACGTTCTGCTCAGCGAACATGGCCTTCATCTTCTGCGCTATGTAGGCCTTGTTATCTTCGCCCCCGTCCATATGAAACGACACAGCGGTGCCCGTCCCGTCCGGGGTGTAGAAGATGATCATCGGGCTGAGCTGTTCTTTCGGGTCAGCGGTATAGAAAGCCCGGTGCGCTGCGATCAGCTTGTCATGCAGGATTGTCAGGGCATTGGGGTCATTGACGTTGATGTTAGACATCTCGTTTTCCTTCATCCAAAGAGAAGGCGCACCCATCAGATGCGTCTTCCATTGGGATGACGGGGGAGACCGAAGCCTCCCCCTCACCGGGTTAGTTGCCGATCATCGCCGCCACGTCGCCGCCCAGCACACAGGTGGTGGCCGACAACGGACACAGGCCCTTGCTGCGCTCGACTTCACGAAGGCGAAGCACCTCGGGATTGCGGCGGATGGCGGCACCTTCCAGATCAAGAGCACCGGCCCTTGCTCTGGAGTTGGTGATGGTCACGGCCTCGTTGGCCTGAGCGGTCGCCAGACGTTCACGGGCACGGGATGCCAGCTGCCGTTCCGCCGTCGCCTCGTTGATGCGGGCCACGATGGAGTCAGGAAGCACCGGGCTTCCGGCCCAGTTGACCGACTCGATGATGATGCCCTGAGATTCCAGACCGGGCTGAACCACCCGGCCAGAGGCATCTCGTGAACCACGCCGGAGCATCTCGGTCACGTCTGCTGAGAGTTGCTGAGCGCCAGCGCCGTAGAGCTGTTCGCTGGTGTACCCCACACCCCGCACGACGAAGGCGTTCTGGAGGTAGCGTTGCAGCGGACCGTTGACGATGTCTTCCATGCCCAGCTTGTAGGTCTGGACCAGATCGCTGGCCTTGGACGGCGAAACGCGGAACGTCACGGACACGGGGGCGGTGGTCTGAACACCGTCCTTGTTGAGGAACCGGATGGAAGCGCCGCCGGTCCAGTTGTAGGTCTGCGTGGTGGTGGGGAACACGATGATTCGTTCGCCGATGGCGTTCCAGTAGCGACCGGTGCCCAGTTCGGTGTTGCGAACACCAGCGTTGCCGCCGACTTCGACCACCTTCACGCCGACTTCACCCTGCTTGACGGGCTGACCACAGCCGACAAGGCCGATAGCTGACAGAGACAGGGCAGCAATGAGGCCGAGCCTCAGGAGAGTCTTCTTCATTCTTCGTCGTCCTTCGATTGCGGAGGCATGAGGAGTTCAGCCCCCTTGTTGATGCCGAAGAGCGTGAGCGCTCCGGCCATGATGATGAGGAGGACGCCAGCCAGAACGGCGATGTCTCCCCAAGACCCCTTGATGCTCAGCATCATCAGCGCCGACTGCGTCAGGGCGATAATGCTGAGAACCCACCCAGCAATGCCAAGGTAAACCTTCATTGCCTTGCTCATTGGCTGTTGGTTCATGTCAGTCTTCCTTCACCTTGTTCTCGGGGGCGGTAGTGTTCGGGATGGGATGGCCCAGCTTAGCCGCCCGCTTGGCAGCGTCGGCTGCCCATTGCTTGGCGGTGTTCTCGGCAGCGATGGGTCGAGCCTCCATCCACTCACGACACACCCGCTTCATGGTTGCAGCCATGCGCTGAGCGGCTGGTTGCTTGAAGCTGCCCCAGACGTGGCCGTTGATCACCTGTTTGGCGAACGGACTCATGCGAGCGGCCTTCTTGGCGCACCGATTGGCGAACGACATCTCGGCGTATTCCCTGCGCCAATACTGGAGCGCAGTCAGTTTCTTCTTGGCCATGCTGGCCTCCCTGTTGGGTTGTGATCAGTGAACGGTGGTGGGTTTGCCCGCCGAGCGGAACAGTTCGGAGGCGTCGATCACATTGCCGCCGTCCTTCTGTCCGGGGAAGAAGGGCTTGATGACCCCGCCCGGCTTGATCTCGCCCTCCTCGGGCAGGCCAAAGCGAGCGCGGACATCCTTGGGAACATCGACCTTGGTGTCAACGACAGCGGCCAGATACAGTTCGCCGTTGAGGATGGAGAGCGGGCCCTCAGGGGAAATCCGCACCCCATTGGCGATAGCCATGAGGTAGGCGACGGCCTCCTGATTCTCGGTCGTCTGCTCCATGGTGCTGAACACCGTGATCAGCGCCTCCAGCGCCGCATAGAAACACAGGATCGGATCGCCGCCCTTAGACATTGACACCATCAGCGCGCCACGCAGACCGTCCTGAAGGATGCGGCCCTTGTTGTTGACCTCGTGCATCTGGGCGGGCGTGAACTTTTCGAGCGGGCTGTTCTCAGCGAGCGCCTTGCACACATTCATGCTGGCTTCTCTGCGTTCCAGCATCTTGTCGGCATAGTTCTCGTCCGGGCCATACTCCCGGTCGTCGGTGGTGTCGGTCATTTTGATTTTCCTTCTGACTGAATGAGAGAAAGGATGGCGTGAAGGTGCGCGTCCATTTCCCGAATGAGGTTGGCCGCTTCCCGACAGGTGGCGACGACGTGCGGCAGTCCCTGGAGTTGCGCCACGATCATATCCATCCGCGCGAGAACCGGCGGATGTTGCTCCTCGGTGGGTACGGAGCGCCCTTGCGCGGAGTGAACCATTATCCCTTCCCCCCAGCGTCTTCTCCTGTAAGGGCGGCGTCGATTACTGCTAGGTCCGCGTCCCCGACGATGGGAAGGTCTGCGACATAGCGCCGTGACCGTTTCAAAGCCCCCCGCAGCCTCTCTATCTCAGCGGCTTGGCGTTCAACCTTGCGCTCTGACGCCATGAAGCTGTCGAGATAGCAGGTGGCGTTCAGTCGTTTGATCTCAGCGGTTTGGCGTTCAATGGTGTCGAGAAGCGCGGGGACGGCCTCGCGGGACAGGGCGATGAAGGCTCGGTCTTCCTGTTGCATTATGTCCGCGATATAGACGGCGCGACACCCTTGATCGGCTTTAATGGCCGAAGGGTTGTCGTCTGGATGAGGCGCATACCCGACGCCCGGCGTGACGCCTTCCCGCGCAGCCCGCAGCCTCTCGCACAGACCGGCTATGTCAGGGGTGGTCATTGGTTTTGGTCCTTACTGAACCGGATACAGGGGGACAGCGCCCCAAGAATCGTCAGCCCCTTCCTCGCCGGGAAACTTACCGTTGGTGCCGGGAGCCACCACCTGCAAGACAGCGTAGTCCTCGGTTTGGAGGGCTTGCCCTGCCTGCACGGTGTAGATTTCCTTCACCTCGGGGTTGGCCTTGATGATCTTCAAGCCGAACACCTTCTCGTTGCCGGGAAAGGGATGCACGATCTCGCCGTTGCTGAACGCCCCGCCCTGACTGATCATCTGTTCGGACAGGTTGTTGAGGATGTGCCCGATTGCGTTGTCGCAGCTGCCGATCATCAGCAGTTCGGGAAGCCCCTTGGTGTGGTTGCCGATTGTGTACACAAAGGGATGTACCATGGCTGTCTCATCACCAAACACAGCCATCAAATGGCGGCCATGACTGGCGATGTTTTCTTCAATCAGGTCGTAGATGGAGTGGTTCATGCCGGTTCTTTCTGATTTCCGTTCTCGTCCATGAGGGCAATCGCGTTGACAATAGCGAGGACAAAGGCCAGTCCTTGCTCTCGGCTCAGGGTGACCGGGGTCTCTCCGCTCCACCCGTGAGCTGCCTTGTTGTCGAGGTTTCGTGTTATGGTCAGCTTAAGCCCTCCGCCGAGGAGCGATTTAGCGGTATAGACCCTGACCATTCCGTCTCTGCCAGCGACCGTGCCTAGTGACGGGTAGTCGGAACGACTTTCGTAAGGAACGATTAGCTTTCGAGGGGACATTCTTCAGCCTTGTTGATGATGGGCTCTTCACGCGTGGCAGCAGACAGGGCGAGGATTAGGGCGAGGGCCTGATTTTTGGACAGAGACGCCCCCAACCATTTGCCGTTTCCATCAATCCATCGGCCACCGGCCTCACAATGGTCATCCGCGACCAGCAGTCTAACCTTACCGCCCGTTCTGGCCGACACCCTGATAGTGCCCGCGTTGCACGCAATATCCATGAGCCCTTGGCTAGGCTCATCCTCGAAGGGGACAATCAAATCACGGGGCGTTTTCACTTCACTCTCCTGTGTTCACCAGAACCCCCGTCAGGTTCGACCCTGATAGGTGAGCGAGACCCAGTGCCACATTACCTTCTCGTCAAGGAGGGCAGGGATTCAGGTGAGCACAGAGGGGGAAGGCGTTACCCTCCCCCTCGCACTCGTTGTGTGATTGCGGTTAGCGGCCCAGCCGCTGATTGCGCTGCGCCTCCGTCTCGCCCGGAGCACAGCCGGTCGGGAAGCGGTCCCGGATTTCGGGCGTTTCGCCGGTGATGGGATGCAGGTCCGGCGCTTTGGCCGGGGTGGTGGTCGGTTTCGTGTCGGCCATGTCAATGGCTCCCTTTGGTGGTTGATGATTGTGTACCCTGATGCGGGCATTACCCCGCGTGTTCATTGTCGCCTCCTCTGTGGTCTCGGTCATATCTCAGCAAGCGAAGCGATTGAGGCCGCGAGGTCCAACTCAAATGCCAGTTCGACAGGGAACGTGGCGGTCGATATACCGGGCTTGCCCGGTCCCTGTTCGTACCGCTTGATCCACAGATTACACGCGGTCACCATGCGAAGGGCGTCCTTTGCGTACCCCTTCATGAGTCGTGCCCCTTCCGGGTTGTCACGACCGCACTCTTTTTGCAGCGCAATAAAATCTTGCTGAAGCGTGGCCTGTTCGGCGCGCAGTTTCTTAAGCGCGGCCAGTCCGGCCTCAGTCATCTCAAGAGAGCAGTGCGTGGGGTAGTACGGGATGGGGCATTGCCCGTATCGGGGAACCCGGCCTGCGCCAAGTTCATTGCTTTGCACCATTACGATAGGCACACCATTCTCCTCAGTCCATCCTTGCAGCCTCAAACGAACCGTCCGGCTGTTGCACACTCACGTACCCGTATTCATACATGCGGATGACCTCATCACGCAGGTGAGCCTCAGCGATGGGCTTCATCACCGGGTCGCCGGGGTATTTCAGTCCGCCGTCCGGTCTGATTGTGAACTCAGGCTGCGGGCTCCAGCTGCACCCGGACAGGCGATTGTAGCCCTCGTTCAACTGCACCACAGCAGGGCGCGGGTCGTTTGCGTCCATGAAGTGCGGGATGAACCCGAGGTGGTCGGGCGTGACTCCAGCAACCAGATACTTAAAGGGCAGCATCAACCTCTCCTTGCGATGCGATGAGCGCCTTCACAACGCTCTCGTGGCCTTCCTGCGCTTCCTCGACAGTCGCATAGCGCCGCATAAGTTCGTCACGATCGTCTGCCCCGAAAACCATGGTCTCGTAGAGAATGGGTGTGCCGCCGCCGAAGTTGTGGTCGAGCGCCAAGAACACAGTCGAGACGGTGCTGTCGCCCACCTGAGTGAGAGCCACGCGCCGATCAGCGGTCTCAAACCACATCCCCCATTTCTTGAGGTCTGGTTCGGGCGTCGGCACATCATTGACGAGAATGTACTGGCCGTTCATGTCAGTCCCCTTCACGCTTGATGTAAGGAATCATCGGGTACTCATCGTCCGGGTTGATGCTCAGCGCCCACACGATACCGCCGATAGGCACCGCCTTTTCGTACTCGGCGATGCACTTACGCAGCCGGGCGATCTCTGATTGCAGCTTCTTGATCGCGGGCTCGGTCATGCGTCAGCCTCATTGATGATGCTTTGGATGATTGCGTTGAAGCCAGCGTTCGCGTCCTTTGCGTAACACGGGTCAGCGAAATAATCCATGTTGTCGCTGATGATCGCCTCGCCGGGGCTTCTTGCCGCCCACAATCCCGCGCCTGCTATACGCAGATACCGCGCTTGCTCTACGGGCGAGAGCCTATCGAACATCTCTTCACCAGCCTCGCGCTGCTCCTCGTGGATTGCGCGGGCAACACGCTCTAGCGTGGTCATGTAATCCTCCTGTGCTCACCTAACCCCCTCGCAAGGGAGTGAGGAGAACACAGGAAAGGAGGGACCACTACAGCCCCTCCCCTCCTGTTTCTACTCAGGCCTTACTCTTGGCCGGATTGCAGCCTGCCCGTGAGGGTTAGGCCACGGCCTTCAGGCTGGCCTTGCCGGGCTTGGCGGCCTTGTCGGCAGCCTCCCGACGGGCGGCCGCAGCAGCCGAACGCTCGGCGTTGAGCGTGGCGGTGCGGTCGCGGGTGTCACGCCGACGCTTCAGGCTGTTGGCCTGAGCGAGGGTGATCGTGCCAGCGGCTTCGAGGTTCTCCAGCTCGGTGAACTCCTGCTGGCCGACGACGCCGTTCGTGTTGGAGCCGATCTTCTTGGCCTCGGAGCGCGGGATCAGCAGGGTGATCTCGTTGCCGGTGCCGTCCGCGACGGTGAACCTGACCGTCTTGAGACCGACAGCCTCGATCTCGAAGCGCGGGCTGGAAACCAGAGCGTTGGTGAGACCGATGGAGCGCGAAGTGTTGGTCATGTGATGACCTCCTGTATTATACCCGCATGATTGTGGCGCGGATAGCCACCCACATATACCCCCGAGGGGGATTGTTGTGCGATTGCGAGGGGTTAGCTGGAAATCAGCCCGCCCTTGTCTTGCAGCCGCTTCATGGATTTTTCCATGCGAGCCCGCCCACGCGTGCCGGGCAGGCCCATGAACCTGTACTCCCACCCCATCTTGGGCGGCGCGTCATTCGGGCGAGAGCGCGGGTCAGCCCCTCGCATGATCGCCTTGTGCGTAGCGTTGCGGGCCTTGCCGCCTGCACACACTGTCGCCCATCCGTATGGTGCGACGCTCATGTCAGCCCATGTCCGTCATGTGCGTGGCGGTTTCCATCCAGAAGTTACGGACGGCAGGGCTAGCATCCTCCCAATGGGGAGTATGGACGCGGTTCAGCGTCGCGGCGTGGTCACGAAACAGGCGACGCGCCCTCATGCCCACGGTCTCGCGCCTCGCCATAGCGGGAGCGCGCTTCGCGCCAGTAACGATGATCGCTCTGGTGACGGAACCCATAACAAATATCCCTTCAGTGGAGCCGCCGGGACAATCCCAGCGGTTCAAGCGAAAGGACACGGCTTCCCAGCCTCGCCTCGACCGCTCGCTCATGCGATGACGGGAAGCGGAAACCGGGAAGCCCAGTATCCTTGACCTTGCTTTGCAAATCCCCCGCCAGCCGTCGTGCTGGTCGCGTAATGCGAGGTGCGTTCGTGGCTGTCGCCCAGCGATTGTGCATGTGTCAGATACACAACCGCAACAGGTGGATTCACGGTCCCTAGAAGGGAGCCACCCAAGATTCTGACCAGAGGTCAGCACGTCGAGGATGCCCTTATGAGGCGGGAGAGTTAGCCCAAGCCACGGTCCCACTCATTCATCCCCAAAGGGGACGGCCCAAATACGGCGGTCAACCGTGCTGATAGGGCAAGATGACGGCGCTAGTGGAAAACGCCGGTCTAACGTGTCGCCCCCCGAAGGGGTAAAGGCTCTGTTTGAAGCCGTCGCCGCCGTTTCGACCTCCTCAACACGTCAAAATCGAAAATCTGAAATCAACAAAAAAATAAACCCCGAAGGGGTTTAACCGAAAAACCGAGGGGGTTGACTTTCTTTCCCTTCCTAAGAAGGAAGGGAAGATTTTCCAGAACAAAATGGGTTGACTTATTTTCCCCTCTAAAGAGGGGAAGAAAAGAGAGGCCCTGTTTTGTTCCGGTTTTGTTCCGGTTTCGTTCCCTTCTAGGCGGAGAGAGTAAGTCTTAGACCCTTCGCCTCAAGGAGAAAGGAAAGATGCGCCCGCGCCCGCAGGAAAAAGAGAACAGTTATAAACCCTTCGCCCTCTAGGCTTTAAGGTTAAAGAGAGAGAAGATTCTCTGCGTGACAGGCGCGCGTGGACACCTGAGTGTCCGGGTAACGCGGGTAACGCCGACACCTGAGTGTCCGCACGTAAGGAGGGGTGAGCAAGAGCCAGCAGGAGGGTGGGTTGTTCCCTCTATGGACCCCTTTTGTGCTGCGCTTGTTCTCGGTCTGTTTCCGGTCTGTTCCGCCGGTCAGGGGTAGATTATTGCTCGATTAGGGGAAACGGCGCAAGATTCTACCCCTATCATGCCCCATCACGGCAAGATTCCGCCCCGATTTCTGTCAAGCCCTCCGATATGGTATATCGGTTCCACAGACCCGTTACACAGGGTCGGTCGCCCACAAAGGCGAACGGCCCGACAGGGGCTCCCTACCGGCACCTAACCTCTCCGCGCCGTTCAAAGAACCGCTATCGAGGTCACACCTGCGTCACCTTCAGGGGCGTGACAGCCCGTCCGCGTGACAGGCATAAAAAAACCCGCACAGTCCAGAGGACCGCACGGGCTTTTTAGGTTGACGGGGTGGACCCCTTTAGGGGTTAGCCATATTCTTTAAGCCACTGGTCAGCGTCATCCCATCCCTTACGGGCATCCTCGCAGGAATCCCCGAAGGGGATAGGCTTTCCGGCAAATCTGGCGTCCCATCCCTTGGACCATAGGTCCATCTCACGCCTGATATTCGGGAGAGGCTTTGCCTTGAACGTGTTATCCACGGGCTGTTTCCTTCGGAAAAATGGGGGTCAGGACAATCCCGACCCCCTTTGGGGGTTCTTCGCATTCAGCCCCTACAGGGCTTTCTATGCGGCCTTCACCGGCAAGGCTTCCCGATCACCCCGAAGGGAGCCGAAGCGGAAATCAGCAGCTGTGATTTCCCCTTTAGGGGAGGGAAGGCAAGAGAGCCGTTCCCAGCGGAGAGCCGTTTTGTTGGCCTCTATAAGAGAGCGCCGTTCGGCTTCCAGCTTCTCCCAAAGACCCGAAGGGGTCTTTTCAGCGAGAGAGTGTCTCATGACACGCTGGTCATGGGTCGCCATGCGCTGCCTCTCAGAGAGAGGCGTCCGATCAGCAAAGCTGATGACCTCGGCGACCTTGCCGCCTTTGGCTCTGGCCCAACCAGCAGACCGCTTGACCTTTGGACCTATAAGGTCCAGCTTTTCAATCGGCGTCGGTTCGGCATCCTCATCCACGGCTTCCAGAGGAAGCTGGCAGACGATGAAGTCACCCTCTTTGAGGTGACTCAT